TCTTTTTTGTAAATTTCTGTTTTTGTCCCTAAAGAAGTTTTGAAAAGACCTGCATTTTTTTCTTTTACGCTTTTCAATACGTCTAAAGCAATTAAACTATTTGCTTTTACGTTTGCACTTGCTTTTTCTACATTCACTTTGTTAATTTGATTTTTCATAATAAAATGCTTGAAAGTTTTATTATTAATTATTTTTATTACCTTTTCAAATAGACTTTCAAGACTTTTTAAACTATTCTAATAAGGTAGTATTTATTTCATTTCTGTATTGCAAATATAAGAACTATTTTTTAATCTACAAAATTTTTAGAAAATTATTTTCTTAAAAAGTTTTAAATAAAATCTTTCAAATATCTTTTTGTTTTTCTCACATTGCAAAGATACGAATAATATTTTAATCTACAAATAATTTCAAGAAAAATTTTTGAGAAAATGAATCTTTTTATTTTCAAAATTATTTTCGTGAAAAATTCATAAAATGAAAAATATTGTGCACCCTAAAAAAGACTTAATTTTGGGGCAATTGGAGGTTCACAAGGGTAATCTTCGTACGCTTTGTAGTGGGCATATATGATATGTATATGGAATAATCCTATATAGCTTATGCCTGTCCTCTTGAGAGTGTATTATATACCTGTATATTGAAGGCCATTAATCGACTAAGGTGATAAAGAATTAAGGCCGATTAGCTATATCCCCTATTATTGCCCTCTATAAACTTATTAGGTCCTAATTCAATAAGGCCATATAGGGACTATGGTAAGCCTATAGAGATTAGGATAGCCTATAAGGGCTTACTAAGTTAGCGTAAGTAAAAACCCAGAACCTAAGTTAGGCCTGGGGCAATATTCTTAGTATTAGCAACCTATTATACTATCTGAGTCTAGGATTATTATATGTTCTGATTCATATATGGGTTTTCGGTTTGTAGGTTTACTCGTTTGGCAATGGGATATAATACCGGTATAGATATCGTATAAGAAAATATGTAGGCCTTGGGTTAGGTCTAGTTTATTGATTTCTTCTTGTTCTCTTAGAGTCCAGGTGTCAATGGCATCATCCTTGAGAATCTTGGCTAGGTATTCGAAATTAGTTTCCATTGTGATAAGTACTATAGGTTAGTATTCGCAAAATTCTCGTTCAAGGTATATATTGAGATCCTTGAAAAGTTTGATACCTGGTATAGGACCATCGTTTTTGTCCCAAATCTCGAATTCGATAAATTGGGTCTCATAGCCTTCTATATCTGAAATAGAAAGGAGATAGTTCTGGCTTGGGTCAAATTCCTCAAGGAAAACTTCGATAGTAGCCTTAATCCTAATATGGTGAGTATTAGTAATGCCTTGTACGATTTGTGTTAATCGGTTTGATAATTCTTCTGTGTTCATAGGTAAGTGAGTTTTAAGTGATTATTATTTTATTTTCTTACTGCAAATATAAAGACTTTATTTTAATTATGCAATAACCTCAATTGCCTTGTGAGGTCCTTAATAGCCTTGAAGGTTAATTTGCCTTTATCCCTCTAAAATCCCCAGAGGCCATGAATGGAGATTGCCATTTACCTTCCTACCCATAACTAATATTATATAATACCTAATGGCTCTTGGCAATCAAGGTACCCCTAAATCACAAAATTGTCCTAGAATACAAAAGTTAATGCTAATATAAATACTAAGCAAATAAATTACAGAGTTACTAGGAATATTACCTAAATATGCCCCATGAAGGCCTTAAATCCTATAAACCATTTAGCCCTAAAACCTAACAAATAATTTGCCTAATCACAAATCCCCAACCCAATGCTTATTATATAATACCTAATATAATAACTTGGTGAAGGCAATCAAGGCAAATTGCGATGGCCATTAATGGACTGTGTACTAAAGCTATACTACCTACATACATAGAAGCTACATAACATACCCGTATTATATAATCCCCTACCTTCAAATTACATTGATGCAATGCTATATATATAATACATATAAAGGGTACTCATGGCAATCGGATTTAGAGGCCATTAATGGTCGGATTTTATTGCCTTTTTAGGCCTTTTTAGGTTTGCCTTTAAAGTGTGGAAGGCTATGTGGTATGATGGCTAGATAGCTCTTAATGTATAGTGGATAGTGGCTTTGTATAGTAAGGTAAGTTTGCCTAGCCTTGTTTGCCTAAATCCCCAAAACCCCCGGCGAGGTACCTTGATATGTATTAGGATATACTGATTATGTATTATATGATTGGTATGTAGTATAGTAAGGAGTATATGTATTAGGTATTTATTATATGTACCTTAGTTAGGATGGTAGCTTAGTTAGGCTCTATATGATTTTGTTATTTTGTTTTGTTAGGTGGGGTAGTATTGGTTATAGGTGTATGGTTAGGTACCTATAGAGATAGGATAGTGATATTAGTGATAGGGTATATAGGATTAGGGTTAGGCTTTGTGATAAGAGGTATCTTATTTTGTTTGTTGGGTGGGAGTGCTTGTGGGCTTGGTATATTTCTTCATTGCGTATGAGGATTAGGATGGTGATTAGGGATAGGATTCCCCTTAGTATGTGATAGAGGATATTCATGATAGTGATATTATATCGATTATGGTTATATCGCTTAGTGGGATTTGTAATATTTCTCTTAGCTTTAGCCTTATGTGTTCGGAGTGGAGGTGGTTGTTGTTTATCTCTTGGTTGGGGTACCTTAGATATGGCCTTAGTTCCTCAGTTCTGTAGGGGATTACCATTTCTTCTGTGAACCCCTCTGTGTAGTCTTTAGTGTGTCCTGGTACCTCGAAAGATACCAGGAATTTTCCTTTTGTTAGCATGGTTTTATTTCATTGGTTAGGATTCTTATATCGGTATACTGATTCATGTATTCCCTTTCTGAGGATATGTCTAAGCATTTACATGCTATATAGTGACCGTACATTGATATACCTGATTTATAGCCTTGGTCATCGTTCATGAAGTGGGCTAAGCCTTTCCTATTGATTTCGATTACTGGATAAGGAGGTTCTCCATTAGTTGCTTCTTTATCGAAGGTAGCAAAGTCATAAGTATCAGTGTTATCGGTCATGGTAGAGAATATTTCTATAAGCCAAGTAAAGTCCTCTAGAGGTACTCTGTCTAGCCATTCCCATCCGATTGGATATTGGTTTACTGTTATTGTTGGTTTCATGATGTTAATTGAGTTGAGGGTTAAACATTTGTTTTGGTTGGCCTAATAGGCAGCAATGAGGACAGCCTACATCATCAAGTACACCCAATATAAGATATCGATTGGTATCTCTGGGAATTTCGAAATAGAAAGCTGGTTTCATGTCGCCATCTATGAATGTAAAAACTATCTGAGTGTTTTCTAGTAACCCATTTAGTTGTACATGAGAAAGGTAGTTATAAATAGCTTCCCTTTGATTTCTTGGGTTTTTATCCCATGAGATGAGCATATCGTCATACCAATTTGGATTATCGCATAGCTTTTTAAGTTGTTGTTGAATATACGGTGTCATGATTTGAAGTAATAATATAAGTCCTCGATTAGTTTATCCTGTTCTTCCCATATAGTATCTGATACTACGTATTCTGATACGAAATAGTTATAGAAAGGCCCAAATAGTATTTTTAATACTATGTCCTTGAGTTCGATATTGAGTTGTTCCTCTTCTTCGGTAGAACTGGGTTTGATTGCCTGAAGTTCTGCCTTATAGGATGCCGTTACGGCATCCTTTAGGGTTTGAATATATTCTGGGTTAGTTTCCTTGAGAATACTTAATTGTGATTTGAGTTCTTTACTTATCATGGGGCTTAGCGATTATGGATATGAATCCCTGTGGATATTGAGTATAGAATATTTGATAGTTCCTTGTGGGCAAGAAGACTTGCATTATATTTGCAAGTAAGGGATAGATTTTCCATTGGTTTTCCTCTAGAAACTTGTTCCAGTCTTCAAATTCTTCTAGATAATTCCCAGATAGTTGGATATGGTACTGTTCCTGGTCAGCAACAAATAGGTTAGTTACTACCTGTATTTCATCTGATTCCTTTTTGTATTGGGTGATTGGATACCAGATGCCTTCGGTTTTCCATTTATTAAGTTGGAACAGAGACATGCCCTGTTCCAGTACGTTGAGTAATTTATATAAGTTTACCATAGTGATTATTTATTTAGTTGGTTAAATAATTCTGATACTGCAAGTTGTTGGAAGATTTCTGTTTCCCTGTGGTCTGATTCCCATTTTTCGATAGCATTGTAGATATTGGTATATTGGGATATCATGTCCTCATCTTGTTCATCGTCTTGGATAAATTCCCGGAGATGTTTTTTGAGTCCGGTTATGATATAATCCTGATGTTCAGGGATTAATTGAAGAACTCCGAATAGGATAGCCTCTACCTGTGAGGGTGAATCATCATAATATTGGTCATCGGCACCCTTTGTTAAGTCCATGTGAGAAATAATGTTTTCCCTGAGATTTTCGAAGAGAACTTCCTCTGAAGCATATGTGATGATATATCCTGAGATATAAGCAGCAAAAGGTTCATCCTCTAAGTCGATTGAATAAACCTGGATATTGGTAGCTTCCTTGTTAATGTGCAAGCCATCGGAGTAATCATAAGTATAAATGGGGTGGGAAGCAAGCAGTTCCCGGATGGCCTCTAAATTTTTTAATTCTTTCATAACGTGTCTATATTAAAATTATTTGAGAAATATTTCTCATTGCAAATATACAAAATTATTTCTAAACTTGTTTTTATAACTACTTTTATTTTTATAAATAGGGAGGTTCTGGGAGGTGTTTTGAGTGCCTCCCAGAAGATTTTGTTAATATAATTCATCGGCCAGTATTGGTTCCTTGGGCTTATTTAATTTCTCCTTAGAACGTCTTGTAGCCCAATTCTCGTAGGGTTTGTAACTGAAGGTACGTGTTGTTTCATCGTATGCAGCATATACCATTTGTTTACGGGATATTCTCCTTCCGTAAGTTTTCTTAAGATTAGCAAACCAATCTAGATACTCCTGTAAAGAATTAAAGATTTCTTTGTTCCCGTCCTAAAAATGATTTAGACGGGTTTTCCATGTTGCTTCTATATAGCATTGGTGTAGGGTGATTGAAATAAAGTATCGGCACCAACTACCACCAAAGATAGTGCCCGTGGAGAATTCTATCTCCCGAGCAACTAATGGACTAACGTTATACTTTGTCATGCGATTGAGAAATTAAGTTGGAAAATCCAGTTGTTTCTATCGAGTTGATTGAATGATATGAACCTCCCATCGTTATCGGTAAATTCATTCATGAATTGAACTGCTGCCGAGGCTAATTGTCCCTTATAGGGGTTAGTATCGGCAGTTATCATTGATTCGAAAATGAAAGAATAATAGGTAGTATCATAGATTTGTACCTGGTTTATATCCAAGCAATTGAGTTTGTAATCATCCTCTAGTTTGATTAAGAGTCCCATTAGGAAATTAAGAAGACTACCCTGTTCATCAGAGTCAAGTTCAAATGTAGATTTCTTTTCTAAGAAATTGCGAACTACCTTAGTTAGTTCGTCTGCCTGATTGTAAGTTACTGAGTTCGTTTTCATATTTTTGTCTATTTTAAAATTGATATGCAAATATAAGCATTTTTATTTTTATAGAAAAATATATCTAATTTATTTTTAGGGAGGCTGAGGATGTGTACACGCTATGAAAGGCAGTGGATTAGACTGCCTTTCAATTATTAAGGTAATTGGGGAGTTAGCAAGTATAAAGCCTCTCTTATAATTGAACTCTCCATAGGTTCTAAAGAGGGTTCCTTGTTCATTAGTCCACCTTTCTTCTTTTCGTTTTCAAATACTTCATGTATGGCTTGCTTTAGTTTAGTAGCTAATATCTCTGATAACTCCTGAGATTTAAGAGAGGTAAGTAACCCATTTCGTATTTCCCTAATATCCTGGTCATTTTCAGTGATAGGTTTTGCTTCTACTAATTCTTGTATACCTGAGGAATACTCATTAAACTCTTCATACCCTAAATGTTGTAGGTCATTAATGAAGATACTAAATTCATCATAGGTAAGTCTAGTATCAAAACCTACCCCATGGTATAGTTGTAAGGTGTAAGGATTCTCCTCAATGTATTGAAATCCTTTAGGTGGTCTAATTTTATTTCGGACCTAATAGGTATTTTATATACCTTTTCACCCTTCAGTACCACTAGCAGAACCATTAGTCTTGGTGGTAGTCTTTTCTCGTTCATAAGCAAGTTTTTGTATTACAAGTTGTACATAGGTATTTCTTTCCTTATATATAAACATTACCGAGAGAAGTATCTCATGTTTCGGTAATATCATTTGTATGAAATTGCCTGGAGCAATCACTGTAGCTACTACTGGAGAATCTTCCTGAGAGAAATTCTCCAGTATCATTTCTGCCCTCTTAATGGGTTCTGGTTTTGTTGGGTCCAAAGTTAGGACTGGAGCTGTTATACATTCCTTAATACCCTGTGTTAAGGCATTGTATAACCATTCGTCTTTTATATCCTCTACTTGGAGGTTTTTCATTGTAATCATATCCTAAACCTATTTAAAGTCCATACACCCAGGATATTAGAGAATACCCATAGTTCCCAGTTTTTATAAAAGTTATAGGGTTTACTGAACTGAGATGTTTGAAATATTATCTGGTTTGGTGTTCTAGATAACATTTCTGCATGGCAAGTTAATACTCCAGAAGATAGTTGAGCTTTAAAAGCTTTAATTATATCCTCATCATTTTTAGTCTCTACTGAGATAAGTAATTTAATAAATTCTACCTCTACACCTTCCGACATTTTAACCTTTCGGAAAGCAAATTTCTCTTTATTCTCCATTTTGTTGATATTTAGATAAGAACTCTTGAGCTAGTTCATCTTGAGTTCTTTCGATTATGTTCTTTACGATTGTTTTATTTTCTACTCTAGCCCACATAGATAGCATGCCCAATTGAACATCCATATAGCAATCTATAAGAGATGGATCTTTTCTAAATACATCCCATTGTTTTACGAAATTGGTTCGAACCAAATCCCTATAACCCTGGTCTGATATATCTTCTTGGTCTATATAAGCAGATACCCTTTTTCTTACTTCTAAAAGAATTTTCTCTAAGCTTTCTGGTAATCTAAAATTTTCGGGTAAATTATTATATACCGAATGATTTGGTATCAATTCCTCAAAAGTAAACTGATTATCGAATAGTTTCTTTGGGTATCTACCTGAAAATATCAAGGGTATCTTATACCTTAGCAATGATGGTACTATGTCGTATATAGCATAATGTTTCCGATATTCCTGATAGACATCGAAATATAGATTCTCATTGAATATACCAGATTTCCTCATTATTGCCTGTAAAGTATTATAAGCAGCATTGATATGAGTATTACTCAATTTGAATACTAAGTTGCCATTTTTAATAGCAATGAGTTCACTACAGCATCTCTTTCGTCTAAATAAGTTCATGTGATTAAAATGTAAAGTCAATGTATATTTTCCTTGTTCCCTTGAGAAATTTTTCGTGATTTGAGTCATCATACTTATGGCAAGCATAAGTCTTAGATGATTTATCATAAGGGTCTCTTACCCATACTGGAGCAGTATCAGTTGGTTTTAATTTAAAGTATGTACCCTGATTAACCTTGTTAACCCAAGTCTCTTTGTAAGATGTCTTTGGTAGTTCCATATTTTTGTCTATTTTAAAATTGATATGCAAATATAATTCTTTCTTTTTAAATATGCAATATCCGGATATAACTATGGGAGCTTACTATTTCGGAGGAATTGAGATGCAAATGAGCCATCCTCTTTTTCTTCTTCCTCAAAGTCTTCATATTGATATAACTCTGGGTCTTCTTCATCTGGGTCTATACGCATTTCGATTTCTCTACGTAGTTCATGATGTTCTTTAGAGAATGAAGACATAGCTCCCTTATAATCATCAGTAATTTGCATTAACTCTGCTTTATTAAGGTTAAGACCCTCTTTACTTGTATCTACTCCCTCCTGTTTAGTAGCAACTACTTCGGGTAATGACTTAATGTCATACCTGTCTTCCAATAGTTTAGCCTCTTCTGGTTTATCCAATACCCTTTGTGATTCCAATATGATTTGACGGGCCTCTTCAATAGTAATTGCATTTTGCTGTGTTACGTTGTTCTGTTGATTGAATTGAGCAAATATATTCGTAGTACTTCCTCCAGTGAGATTACGTACGATAGACTGCAATGATGTAGAGGATTCAAGCTTTAACTTAAGGGCCTTTCCCAGCTCGGCAGATATAAACGGTACATATTTCCCTCCCTGAGATTCTCTTAGGATATTAACCTGATGGGCTATTTCCATACGGTCTTCCAAAGCCCATGCTAGTTGTTCTCCCATTAATGCTTGTAGTAAATCTTCTGCCTTCTCTTTATCCCATATTCTAGAGCTTAATAGCCTATCTCTCATAAATACACGTATGTAATTGATATCTATACCCATACGATATGAGAATGTATTTATGTCGTATGTGATACCACATAATACACCATTTCCCATTAGCCATTGATTGATGATATAATTATGTATTTCCATCAATAAAGTATCATCGGGATGTTTCTGATACTCTAATGCCATTGCAGTAGTCCCCATAGGTCTTGGGAATCTTACTATCTTATTTCTTTTTTCTGACATACAAATGAGATTTTCTGATATCGGAACTTTCATCATAACCCCTATATTCTAAATCGAACCTTATATACAGATTCAAAGATAGGTTATAGAAATATCCCTTATACTTTTTCTTACTTACTGATAAATTAAAAGCTTCACCAGAGATTAGGTCCCTGGTGAATACTAAATTACCTTTCCCAGTGATGGAGATATTAAGGCAAAGCTTATAATCCCCTACCTTAAATTTATTCCCATGCAGGTCTGTGATTTCCCTTGCCATAGTTTGCCTTTTTATGGTTCGTAGGTTTTTTGTCTTGTTTACTACGGTTATTGGTTATCCCCTTTTGCTCTTCGATTAACTTCTGAACCTTTGGGAATAACCTTTGCCTTAAAGGAACTACCTGAGTAGCGAAAAAGGCATTCCATAATTTCTGGGTTAATGGTTCTCCTATTTTAAGTTCTGAGATTGCCCAGAATTTAGTTTCGAAATTCTTAACTATTTCCCTAAATCGGTAGTAGTATATATTGCCAGTCTTTTTATCTATCCCAATTGTAGTGGTTTGGCAATAATCTAGAAATTCTTTACCTAATTCGGATATAAACTCTTCCCTTTTAAAATCATAATTCTCTTGGTCGAGCTTAAATAATTTTACGTAATCGATTGCTTCCATATAGATTTAGTTTGTGATTATTAAACGAGGTATACTTTCATCTGTAATTTGAAATAAGTACCCTCTTACATCATCCTCATAATAAGAGGACCAATAGGTTCTCCTAACTCGGAAATTATCAAGGATTGCCCCTTTGGGTACCCCAGTAATAAATAAGCAATGCTTAGGCATCATTGGAGTAATCTCAAATTTCCCATCCTTGAAATTACCATAGGTACCGTAGTCGGGCATATTACCCGTAAATCCAGTATTCTGTAATACGTCCTGAACCAGAGTAGTTTGGGGTATTTCCTTTTGGTTACATTCTAGGGTTAACTTAGATTTGCCTATATATAGGTCTTTAACTATTTCTCTAAACATTTGTATACGATTATATGAGTAATACCATTTTTCTTGAAGTAAAGGTTATTCTGTGAACGTTCCTCTAACTTCTTTAATTCTCTTCGAGATTCAGTACAAATTCTATCAGATTTCCTTAATATATCTGATACATTATCCCAGATGGGTGCCATTGGTTCTACTGGCCCTGCATAGATAACCTTAGATTTAGTTTCTATTTGGGGATATTTAGATTTGTACTGATATTTACCTTTGCAATAAAGTACGTTATACTTTTCTGGTTCGTTTCTTTTTTCGTTTCCCATTTTTGTTAGGATTAATGTAATCGGATATTTCATCAAGTTGCCCTAAAAGCAATGCCTGAATGAAAAGGTTTATAGACCTGAAAAAGAAATTCCTTACGTTATCAGTATTTATATACCAATCGTAAACGATAAAGAACTTCTTAATCTTGGAGTGCTTAAGTGAATGTTGGATTAGATAGGACTTACAACATCGTTTATGTAATTCTACCAATTCTTTGTCCTGCTTAAGCATCTCTTTATCAGAGAAGATAGTGTAATCCATTTTGTATGAATTGAGATGCCCAGGTAATTATCCCGGGCACCTGGTTAATAAAGGTTTATGCAACTTGTTCTGGTTTGAGGACCTTCTTTTTAAAGTCCTCATAGGCTTTAGCCGCAGCCTTAAACTCCTTAGAGTTTGTATCTTTGATACGAGCCATTGCAAGTTCCAATCGATGGAGTTCGTTTCGAGTTTGTTGTCTCCATTTCTTCCGAGCAAGTGTATCAACTACATCGGCAGGGTATACGTATTTAACTTCCCGATTAGAAATTACCTGTTCGATGATGGAGGGTTTTTGTTGTTCCTTAACTTCCTTGACAACCTGTTCCTTTTTGGAAGTTTTGGTTTTAGGAGAGAGTTCTACCAATTTGGCATTGGCAAAATTAGTGGCAGCTTCTTGAGCATCTTGTACCAATTCCTTTTTAGTCTTTTTGGCCTTAGGAGCAGAAGCCTTAGCAGTCTTAGAATTTTTAATTCCTTCAAGTTGTTCGGCAACCTTAGTTGCAACCAGGTTAGTAACCTTTGTTTCATTCTTTTTCATAATGTCTATATTTAAAATGTTAGTAAAATGATTAATTTCTTTTTCTGATACAAATATAAGAACTTTATTTTAAATAGAAAAATTTTATTTGAATTATTTTCTATTTGCTCGGGTTAATCGGCTAAGAAGTCGAAGATTTCTGGAGGATAGTTAATTTCATCCTCTGGGTCATTTATGTAATCTTCATAATCCTCGTTATATTTATCGTAAATGTTATCTTGTGATGTATTGGGTACCCTTGTACATCTTTCAGGATATTTCTTTACGAAGTCATAGGCTTCTTGAGTAGTCATTACCTTGTCTGAGGTAAATTCGTAGGTTACATAAGAATAAGTTTCACCCAATCTAGAAACTTCATATTGCTGGTATCCAGATTTCTCAATCTTATAGATTTGATTTTCTGGAATAGTTTCTATTTCTACCCTATACTTATACCATTGTTTCTTTTGCTCCCTTTCTTTTGGTTTAATACCCATGCTATCTTGAAGAGAGATTAACTTGGTTATTGGACTTTCAAAACGAGAAGAAGCAGTGCTCACTTCTACTGGATGAGTTCTATTCTCACCAATAAAGTAAATCACTGCCCCCAGGGTTACCAGGCCCAATATGAATTTAGTTTCTGAGTTCATAACCTGTAGTTTCGAATTTATTTTTAATGTTCTTTGCAAGATATTTACCTTTTGATTCTGCTTGATGTAAACCGTTGCAGATTTCATAAGGTACATCATCATAGCGATAAACTCGATTACCTTTAAAAGCAACCCAAAGTTGTTTTTTCTTTGAGTCATAACCAAAGCCCTCAATGTTAGAGGATTCGCAAGGAATCATTTCGACTCCAGTGTTCATTTCTACTGATTCTAAGTATTCGTTCTTTTCCATGTCTATATTAAAATTTTAAAAGTGTTAGTTCTGGGTGGAATTTGAGATTTGCCCTTTGGAAGATTGCCCAGGTACCAAGTACTCCCTGAGAATTAGTATGTACCCATTCATCTTCCATTCTGAATAATATGTGAGAGCATACCAGCATTTGGTATTCACTTAGCATATTTATCAGTTGAGGAGTATTCTCGATTTCCACGTATAATTCAATGTGCTCATCTAGTGCTCGAATTATTTCGTCATCCTCAATCTGAAGGAGTTTTTTGATTAAGTCTTGGGCAATATCATTTCCATTTTTAACGTCCTCTTTGATTGAGTTGAGTGATTCAATCTGAATACCAGCAATGAGCTTTACGATGTCTTTTGTTTCCTTGTCCATAATTAAATTTTCTTTATGCAAATATACGAAATTATTTTATATAAAATACTCTTTTAATAAATACGGAGGTAAGTGTTAGCGGTTCTTGATTTCTTCCATCTTTTCCTTTATGGAGTCTGGGAATATAGCATCGTTTACCCATCTTAGGAAGAATTTAGAAGGCTTCTTTTCGGGACTTAGAAGCAATTGTCTCTGTTCAGTAGAGAACTTAATCCTTTCGGATTCTAACATATACTTGGGAAGTTTAGTGAATTCTGCCTGAGAGAAGGAGATTACGTTTTTACCAACTTGGGCCCTTAATGGTTTCTTCCTTTCCTTATAGAGATATGGGATAATCTTTTTCGAGGGTCCCCCAAGAATGCTAAAACCAAAGATTACCATTGGGTCAAATTTATCTGCTTTTGGGTCCTTAGCTCGTTTGATACATCTTGCCATCCAAGAGAATGAATTTGGATATTGCTTATTGTCCGTTGCTTCTCCAACATCTTTTTTATTGAACTCAAATCCGGGAAAGTGAAATAGAAAGTCTTCAGTAAGGATAAATACAAATCCCAATCCCCTAAGATATTTAATAATATCTTGTTGGCTTTTACCCTCTTCAATCATTTTTTCTACATCTGCAAGAATATCCTCCCTTGGTGATTCCAATTCCTTAGTTGTAGACCCTGCAGGTCTTCCTCTGCCCACATTAGGTGCCTTAGCAGGCAATGTACCAGATAACCTATCTAAGTATTCTTTGAAGTTATCAATATCTTGTTTATTAGTAAGAGTTACTTCTACTCTTATGGGACCGTTATGCTGTACCTTTGGACCTGAATTCATCTCGGTATAAGCATCTACCAACCTATCTGATAAGGGAGTACCATTCTCTGATAGTGTAGTGATTCTAAGTTTTGGTTTATATACTTCTTGTTCCATTTTCGACTTAATTAGAAAATAAAAGGCCTGAACAATTTTTATATTGCCAGGCCTTCTACCATTATTAACGAATACTCAAAAATATGATAAGTAAAAGTAAAAAGTGCTCTTATTAATCTTCTTCTTTAGCGGCCTTCTTTTTCTTCTTGTCTTTGGCCTTCTTATCTTTCTTATCGGAAGCCGGTTTCTCTTTTACCTTTTCTTCCTTCTTTTTCTTAGTTTCCTTTTCCTCCTTGGGAGCCTTACCTGAAGCAAGTTTTCTTTGCTCCATACGGTATTTTTTCTTCTCAGCCGAAGTCATTTCTCTGCCATCGATGAGAGGATAATCGTATTTGGTAGCTGTTCTACCACCATTTCCTTTCTTTTCCTTTTTCTCTTTGGCAGCCTTCTTCTCATCTTTTTCCTTCTTCTCTTTTTCCTTGAGTTTTACCAATTTCTTGTTGTTCTCTTGGTCAGCTTCAGGATAGGCAGCAGCAACTTTGTCTCTTTCCTTATTGAGCTTGTTTACAAGTTCGGTAACCTTTTTACCATGTTTCTTGTCTTTGGTCCAATCCTTAGTAGGGTCCAACTTGTTCTCTTTAAGGTAAGCATCCAAAGCTTTCTTAGCCTTTGTGAGTTCCGGAGTCTTGGATTCCGATTTACTCTTCTTTTCTGTTTTCTTAGTCATTTTCATTTATATTAGGTGAATAATTGAATTTCCTATTTACATAATACCATAGTTATACCTTCCTAATTTGGGTTGGGATTTCTTTAATTTCTAGGATTTCTAAACTGCATTGTTTTAAAACTGCCTCGAGTTGAAGTATATCTTCTACCTCTTTCTGAGATAAGTCCGTAAAAGTTTGTTCAAAAGTTTCTTTCTGTTCCCCCCTTATAAAATTAAATTGGGCAACAATATAAGTCCCATGAAGTTTTTTATTCAGGGCTCCTTTAAGAGATATGAGTTTTCTTTTCAGATAATTACTCTTCAACCTATGGGATTGGTATTCGCCTTTCTTACCCTTACTAAGAGCTACCTTTTTAAGGTACGAAACATAATCTAATTCTCTGAGAGTTTGATTAATGTTTCCCACTAATAATCTTAAGTCTTTTTCCATTTGGGTCTTTGCATTACTTGGTTAGATACTTCCTGAGTTTCTTCTGATAGCATTTCTCTTGCCTCATTTATTATATTGATGGCAAGTTCCCTTTCATCTGGTCCCAGGTTTAATTCTTTATCTTCTAGTACATCAGTATAAGTATTTATTAGATTATCTAATGCAAGTATTCGAATATTCTTTCGAATGGATAATTTTTCTTGGTCCATAAAGCATCCCTTTTAAAGATTAAAAGCCCACTACCTTCACAGGCAATGAGCTTTTGGCTGAACAACGTCCTAAGTGTGGGGTTGTTACTCTACGAAATTTAAACTATTGCAGACGATATGTAATCGCTATTTTAGGATGTGCCTAGATTAATCTTCTGATTCTTCCTCTTCTTCTTCCTTAGCCTTTTTGTTTTTCGGAGAACAAATAACGCCATGTCCTTTCTTAGACTTAACGGTAAGAGTTCCCGGAACGAATGAAACTGAAGTTGATACCGGTTTGCCATCCGTAACCAATACAGAAGTAACCACTACACCCTGATAGCCTTCCTTGTTCTTAACGGCATAACCAAAGGTCATTACCTTGGATTTGTCGTTAATGGCAATAACATCGATTTGCTTGCTGTTAGGACGTTGTTCAGCCGGCCGATTCTTAAGTGCCTCTTGACGAGCCTTGCGTTTAGCTTCTTTTTCGGGGTCTTTTTCTTTATCCCCTTTCTTCTTGGAGTCTGATTTCTTTGTTGCCATAATTTTTAATGTTTTATAAGTTAATGGTTATTATAATAAGTAAACTTCTACGTTTATTAATAGTTGATAGTAAAGGTAGGGAAATTTCCCTACCTTCTTTTAAATCTTGAATACGGTTACCAGATTACTTTTTCCCTTTCTTGCCTTTACCTTTGGCTTCTTTCTTTGCCGGCAATTTGAGACCGAGTTCTTTAGCGATTACATTACGGAGTTTTTCGATGTCGTCTTCATCATAATCGTCTGGGTCAGTTTCAAGGTCTTTGTCGTCGCAGACATCCTCAAGTTCTTCGAAGTCCATTTCGGCAAGTTCTTCACCGGTCAGTTCTTCCTCTTCTTCTTCCTCTTCGGAATCATCATCATCTTCCTCATCGTCATCATCCGATTCCTCTTCTTCTTCCTCATCGTCATCATCGTCATCTTCCTCATCGTCATCATCCGATTCCTCTTCTTCTTCCTCTTCGGAATCATCATCATCGTCTGATTCTTCCTCTTCTTCTTCTTCCTCGTCATCGGATTCAGAACCAAAAAGGTCTTCGGCTTCTTCGGCAGAAAGCATGATAGGAGCAGGGATAATCTTTACTGAGCCGTCTTCGTACTTAATGATGATTGCACCATTGATTTCTGTTCTGGAAACTTCTTTCAGTTCCACTTCTTTTTTCTTCTTAGTCATTTTCGTAATGTTTAAGTTGGTTAATAATTTATTTATATCACTCTGTTATAAGTTTCTTTACCAGTATGGATTTCTGAGTATACCCAGATTTTAATAATTCCTCCTGAGCAATATTGAATTGTTTTATCTCATCTAGAGTTGTCTTTAATTCTAATTGAGATTCAATTGTTATTGCCTGAGAGGCAAGTTCCTTGTCACCTTGATAAGTGACTATCTTAAACTTCTTACCTGCAAATGGGTTTGCTGGTTGATGTGCTGTGATTTTAAAACCTTCGTTATTATTCATTGCTATATTTAATTTTAGTTATCCCAGGAATACCCACCTTCCCAAATACTTCGGTATAGGATTTGTATTTCCCTTTTATCATTGTTTTATAGTTATCGGATAATCGAATTGGGTAGACCCATATTTTATTTTCTATCATCCTATTTGTCATTATATAAGCATAAGACCTTCTAAGTTTAATACTCTCTAATGGAACAAACCCTTGAAATAATAAAGACTTCTTAATAAACCTTTCTTTAGGCAAATACCCTAAAAATTTAAGTGATGCCTCATCGAATATTTCAAGCATATCCCTTTGTGCTTTAATAAATAGTACCTTTTGTATTGGGATGTTCATCTTCTTTCTTAAATATAAAGCCAATGAACCTACCAATGGGGGATACTGCAGGAATAACAGATTGAATTTATTTTTCTCCTCTTGACTCAGCCTGTTGTAAATCCTGTAGGATAGCAAGATTGATTTGTAATCTCTTTTGCCTTGTATACTTGGGAGATATGCCTTGCCGTTGTCCATAGAGTTTGATTGAGTACCTTTCATTGAATTCCTTTTTTCCTTTAGACTTAAAGACTCGGTGCATTTGTACCATAAATCTTCTTCGTCGGTGTTTATCTATGTGATATTCATCGGGCATTATGAACTTCCTTGCTTTTACGAATTTACCCTTAAACCAGAATTTAGTACTACCCTTTTTAAGAAGTTTACCATTCATATCGGATAATTCTCTAATGCCTTGTTTTATAAGTTTCCTCCCAGATATTATATGGATATATTGAAGAACATCTACACCATAAAGATAAACTAAGGTAACCTTTACTTGGTGTCTAGTAAAGTATGGTATACCGGTTAGATGTTTCCTATATAATTTCTTTTCAGTAACAATCTTATTGGTGGTATCTGGTCTCCAAGTCCATATATAATATCTATCTGGTCGTATGGGTCCGTTGTTACTTTCCTTTAGTTTTACCATTTATATTCCTCTTTGCCATTCTATACCAAAGATTGATAGATTTCTCATTTGCTTCGGGGAATTTCTTTTTCATTCTCCGAATAACTCTATCAAATTCAAAACCTTTTGCAGTTAATTCGAATACATAAGATTTCTTTGTACCCTTGATAAGATTAAATTCATCCCTCTCTCTTGGTGGTTTCTTTTCTCGAGGTTTCTTTATCCCAGGAACTCGTTTGGTTCTTCTTTGCCCATTTTCCCCTTCTTCTCCGAGAAACCCAAGCCTTAATCTGGAATTTCTTAATGGGTCATCTTTCGAATACCCAATATTTTCTAATTGCTTATCCATCCAATCGTCATATTTATCAATTAACGATTTATCTGGCTTTTCTTCTGATACATTGATATAATGTAATAAGTCAAATACCCCAGCAGAACAAGCATCAGGGAAAGGCATCCCTAATATGATAGCCTTTCTCTTTAAATCCTTATAAGTCATGTTTCTCCCAGAAGCACCAAGGAAATTTGATTTCTCCTTGGATGGAGCTGGTTTATCTTTTTTCTTTTTTGCCATAGTTTTAGAATCTTTGATTGTAATAGGTTTGAGTTAATTCTTCATGAGTTACATACTGATAGGGAACTAATCCCATGTTATCAATCTTATCGAAGAGATCATTAGGTAAATCATAAGTGATTAACCATAAGTAATTCTCTTGAGTAATGTGGTTTGATACCATATCCTTAATTTTTGGGAAATTAGGTAATAGGTTCAATTTATCATCCTCCCAGCTATCACTGAATTGGTTGAGGATATCATTTGCTTTGTTAAAGCGGATGTCTAAGTTGGTATTCTTCATATTGTCTATATTAAAATTTTGTCTAATTAATTTTCTGATGCAAATATAATATATAAGTATTATATAGAAAAATATTCTACTTATTATTTTAATATTAGCTGAGGATCAATAGAAGGAGTCTTCTTTCACTCTAGCAGCTCCTGGTTGAGGTTTCTTCTTTGGTTTTCGTTTTATGTGAGTGTTATAAGCCATATCCAATTTCTTAATATTGAATTCTATGTTGTTCACTTGATTATAGTTTACTGCTCTTTCCACACAGCAACGGTACTCTGGCCAGAATTTTTGTCCAAGCTTAACAGATTCGGTTTTAATCATGAACTTAGATACCATAAAACCAAAGGTATCAGCATCATCTTTAGTTTTAAATACATACATGTAGAATCTACTAAATTCATCTACTACTTCATCCAAAGGTCTTACTGGTAATAATAGATAACCATCGGTATATAGGTCCTCAGATATTAAAGCTACCCAATACTTTTTCTTTCCTGGTTTTACTTTATACCTAAACCTTTCCTTGAGTTTAGTGTGCATCCAATCCGGTACTCTATTAAGAAGATACTTGATATATATCTTATCCTTCTTATTCAACCGCCTTTTAAATGCAGATGGCTGTTGTAGCATCCCTGGAAGTATTCTAAAGTTATTCCACCTATCAAATTCAAGAATTAATCTTAGAGTATCTATGTCCCATTCATCCTCAGACTCCTTTAACCTCTTCATGTTTCTCTCTATATTTTTAAAGTTTACCTTTGGGAGTAATTGAGCTGAGTCTCCTGTGAATAAGCTTGCTTCTTTTCTTTTTAATCGTTTCTCTAAACATCCCTCCATATAATCTTGGAAATTCCTCTCACAGGGGCAATCTGGTCGAAAAATAGAAGTGTGTTTCTCAAAAAAATCCGAGAATAGCCTAAAGAATTTCTCTGACCGTTCCCGGATTTCAAGATACTTGTAATGAGATAACTTTAAAATTTCACCAGCTTCCCATGAAGATTTACTTTCTGATAGTTGAAGGAATAATGATTGTTGTTCTTTATCAATTAAACAACTCCAGGCTTTTTGTTGAGCTTCGTTCATAACATTAAATTCTTCTATATCTCATTATACTATCAATTGCTTCATTGGTTATCTGATTAGGATCATATTCCCCAGAATTAGCATAAAGCTTATCTGGATCATGATTTAAATATACACTATAGATAACGTTGTCAAAAGGTAACCATACTTCCATTCTTCCCATTTCAGGGTATATAAGAACTTTTACTCTCTTACAAAGATGGTCAACCTCTAATACTGTAGCATCTACTCCCTCATAGGGATAACCCCGTAATACTAAGTAATCTCCAGGCTTTACATTGACTAAATCATCTACTGAAAACTTCTTATTCTCTCTAGCAATACGTTTAAATCGCCTTACTTCTTTTCTACTACAAGTAGCCACTAAAGAAAAATCATCAAAGTCTTCTGCATTGTCAATCCTTACCTTTTTCTTTCTTGGGTGCATTGTCTCGGTATTACGTAACCAAGTTCTGATACCAGATATATTCCTACGTAACTTATTAAGAAAGGGCCTTGAGAATGCTAATTTAGTAGGCATTCTCATAAAACCATAATTGAATAATACTGGTACTTCTTCGAATACCATCTTACCCTTTGTGGTTTTTCTTAATACGTTTACCATAGGAATAATTGCCTTGATTTGGTCATACCCCTTTTCTTTGAGTTCTTTATTGATTTTATCACAGTACTTCCTTTCAAGGTAAAATATACAATATGAGTATGGGGTATGCTTCTTCATAGGTTACCGGTTTTTAAGAATTAACTTAGCTTGTTTATGTACTAACTTATAGTTTACATTCTTCAATATGTCACTAGCCATGAATACATAAAGAATCTCATCTATCTTTGGTACATCAATTACCATAATATTGGCTTTATCGAATAGGGGTTTATAGAATACGGAAGATAAATCCTTTCCAACTACAAAGAAAAATTCTTCTGATGGCATTGAATTATATCTCATACAGAGTATGGGAACTTTATTTGCTCTTTTTGCATCCTTAGAAGCTTGTTCCCAGAATTTCAATATATCGCATCCCTTATTACCTAAGAGTAGATGTTCAAACTTAATCTCTTTATAATTCTTGCATTCGATAGATATCTTACATCTATGAGCATGCCTTTCATCAGTACAGGTTAAATCGGAAGTGGAGTCCTTATTTGAATGCCAAGCTCCACTCCCTGCTCTATTCCTTTCAAATTTGTACCCGGTCCATTTCGTAAAAAACCCGGCAATTTTTCTTTCGAATCGATTCCCTTTATTCTTAGAGTTCATAATATAATGGTGTATTGTATTTTAATATACCATTATAGCCTCAACTCCCAAAGAATTTCTTAATTACAAGCTCTAGTTTCTCTGAGGGTATATCAAAAGAAACCTTCTGATAGTCTTTTCTCTTTACTAAAGTAATTCGAGACTTACTGATATTTCTGATTATACTTTTATTTCTAGTACTTCTCCCATCTCTTGACATTTGTTCCATATTCTCTTTATGAGTTCCCCAATATAAATTCTTATAATAATCATGGGTTGAATTATTATCTATATGGCAAACTTCAGGTTTATTCTCAGGATTGGGAATCCAAGCCATAGCTACTAATCTATACCTATATACTTTGACTCTAATATTCTTGGAATCGTATAGCCAACAATAATACCTATTGAACCTATGGTTCAAGTAACATTTTATAACTTTCCCATCTGATAATCTGATTATCTTACCTCTTTTAGAAACCCTATAATTTGGGTAATCAGTTAAATTACTCTTTTTCATAATTTAAAGTAATTGGTACCTACTCAGGCCTTGGGTCTTTTCCACTTGCAGAATTTTGGTATTACCAAGAGGAAGTGAATCTAAGTGGGTTATCAAGAATAGAGTTTTCTCTTTGAATATGTGACGTATTAGTGAGGTAACTACTTCTACATTATCTGAACTTAAAGATTCAAATACCTCATCGAGAAATGCTAAGTTAATGCCCTTAGAAGCCGTAAGAGCTTCATTCATTGCAAATGCCATTGCAACATTACATAATTGTTTTTCTCCACCGCTAAGTTCATCATAATCAATTATTTGCCCATCCCTTTCAATAAGAGTAACAAATTCTTTTCTAGCAGTGCCCAAATCAATATTAAATTCAATCCTAAATCCCAATACCTCTGAATACTTATCGAGGCATTTATTTAAGAACTCAAGTGATGAATCAAATAGGTAAGCCTTAATCCCATTATTACCCAATGGGTCATTAATTAACCAGTTATAATTCTCTAACTCTAACTCTTTGTTATGAAAATCCCCATCAACTTTCCGTAAGTTTTTCCTAATCTCTTTAAGCTTCTGTTTATACTTGGGAGACATGACCTTAAGCTTTTCCTGTTTGAGCTTGGCCAAATCTTCGTCAATAGAAGCAATATCAGAAGCAATATCATCACAATCTGATTTTAATTTCCTATATCTATCATTTACACTACTAAGTTCTTCTAGCCTTTCTAATGCCTCTTGGTATTCTTTATCATATTTATCAAGGTCAGAGAACGCTTTATATATTGATTTGGCATCACGTAATGCACGTTTGTAGTGACCTTCTTCTAACTGTATTACTAATTCTTTAATTACCTTCTTGAGTGGTACATTCGATAGATTCTTTGCATCTTTTATCTTACCCTTTAAATCAAGGATTAGTTCATTTTGTTTTTTAATCTTTATCTGAAGTGAAGCATCTACTTCATCCTTAATTTGTTTTTGTTTCTCAATCAGTAACTTAGTTAGCTTTTCCCTATCTTGCTTTAACTCTCTTCTTTCTTCTTTGATTTTTTGCTTGAAGGATTTTTCTCTATCTCTCATATCGAAGTAAGCTTCCTTGTTAGCCTCCAATTCTTTCTTAAGCATTTGAGACTCATGCTCTACCTCATTTATTTGAGATATCAAGTTATTTTTATCTTGTAATGCAATGCCTTTAGCAAGGTTTAAGAACTCTAAGTCAAATACTTCTTCGAATATCTTTTTCTTATCAGAATTAGATTCTTGTATGAGTCTTTTTATACCCTGACCAAACATGATTGAGTTCATAAACAGAGTATATGATAGACCTATCTCTCGGTTTATAGAATCCTGTATCTTCCCCTTCCCTTTGATATCAACTATATCCCCATCTTTCATGAAGATAAGTCTGTCTTTACCTTTAGCACCATCCTCAAGTACTTCATCATACTTTTGACATCTAACTATCTTATATGTATGAGAATCTTTCTGAAAATATACTTGTACCTTAGTACCCTTGTAATCTTTAGGCCTTACTTGCTTCCAAGTATTTACCTCAGAAACACCCTTTAGGTTTTTCCCATATATTGCCCATACCAAGGCAGAGAGAATAGTTGATTTCCCTTTCCCATTTGGGGCCTTGATAAGTATGGTACAAGTTGGGTTTAATTGTAGGTGTAAGGATTCTATTGAACAAAATCCTTCTGCCTCTAAGTTTAAGAACGTTAACATGACTCAGCCTTTTTAAGTGTTTCAATTAATAGATTAGTTTTAACCTCATCTTTAATACCTTTCTCTCTTAGGTATCTCTTTGCTAGAGACTTCTTAGAAAGTTGCTTAGTAATCTTATGTTTGTTATTAACTGGAGTACTAGCTTTTTGAGGGATTACCGTATAATAATTGCCATCATCATTAATATCCTCTTCCCTTTCTACATCGATGAACTTTGGGAAATTTTTCAAAGGTACAAACTTCAGAGACAAATCTTCATAGATTTTCCAATACCCCAATTCACAATCTCTATCGGTTCTCCTTTGATGGTTAGGTGCCCCAATCATATAAACCTTCTTTGATAATCTTTGGGGTTTGTGTATATGACCACATAATACTAAATCGAATTTATTGAGAACATTCACATTTAAGTTTTCTACGGAATCTATCTCTCTACCATCGGTATCCTTTGCACCAGGATAATCAGTGTGTAGTAAAAGAATATTCTTTTTACTTTTATCTAATTCTAATTTCTTTAAGTATTCACTTAGACCCACATTATTATCAATATAAGGAACCCCATACACCATAATATTTTTATGTGTAGGGGATAATTGAGTTTTTTCATAATCTAATATCATGATACCATACTTCTCTACTTGATAAAGCCAGCTGAACGGTTTAGTACCAACCTTACTTATTTTCTTAATATCATGATTTCCAGATATGGCATATATCCAAAATCCTTCGATTAGTTCATTATAACATATCTCTGCTAATTCTTGGTCCATTGTTTCGGCCTTATGAAATAAGTCTCCACAAAATAATGCAGGACAGTTAAACCTTCTACATAATTTCCGTATAATCGACAAAACCCTGAAACTATTCAGGGTCCTGTGATTGTTCTCATTAAACTTAGCCCATAGGTTTATATGTAAATCCGAGAAGGCTATTGCTATTACTTCTTTTCCCATATCCTATCAATATGATACCATATCTGGTTTAGTCTAGTACAAAAATCAAGGTTCTCTACGCATACTGTTGGTATTTCCCAATTTGCAAGTAACTCACTCATGATGGAAGATATTTGAACTTGAAAGAATCTGTTCATAATTCTCTTCTTATTATCCTCCATTGGCCAATCCTTGTAGTTAGACAAATTTAAGGGTAGAAATATTGCTAAATCGCATTGGTTTTCCATCAGTTCCTGGCATTGACAAAAGAAATGCTCCATTTCACATTCGGGTATATTTCTTGATTGTTTATACCAGAAATAAGCCGCTAAATCTGCATAACTTCTATCAGTTACAAAGTTCTCTTTATCTTTGAATAACCTGTTTCTCAGGTTTAATAATTGAAAATCCGATTTATACATTGCTTCAGAACCAAGGGATAACAACTCATTATGTGATATACCTTTAGTAGCTGGCAATAAATCTGACATACTGCCGGATATGAATGGTATGTCATATTTCTTAGCTACAGCTTGTGCTAAAGTGGTCTTCCCTATACCAGAGGGACCCACAAACATAATTCTCTTACTCATGATGTAATGCTTTAAATGGTTTTATAAATTCATTTGTCAAAAATGATGCTAAAGAGTATTCGATACAAAGTTCTTTGAATTTCTCATACTTAAACTTCTTCTTTGACTTAATTGGTAACTTATCCAATGGATTATGTCTTACAAACCAGAAAAGGTCGATTAACTGTTCATTCCTTTTCCATATTTGAAGATATTCTTTATTCTTACTCTGGGCAATAAACTTCTCAATTCTACCATCATCAAGGATTTTTCTTGCCTTTACTGGGCCTATACCCGGAAACCCTGGTATATCATCGGAGGTATCTCCAACCATTGCAAGGTACTCTACCGTTTCATGAGAATGATAACCGAATAATTCTTTGCAGTTATCCATTCTTATCATCTCATCTTTTCTCGGATTGTATATCCTTAGATTATTTGTAAGCAACTGATTAAAGTCCTTATCCGAAGATATGAGTATCATTTTCTCGGATTGGAATTTTTTAATTGCAAGGTATGCTAAGAAGTCATCTCCTTCATATACTGTGGATTTCTTTTTATCAAAGATATAATTAATTCTTATCATACCCAGCATTTTCATTATAATTGCCTTTTGCTTTTGCAATGATTCATAATCTACTGATATGTTTTTCCTATGGCCCTTGTAATTTGGTAATAACTCCATCCTTACTGGTGAATGACCATTATCAAATGAAACATAAACCTCATCCGGTTCGAACCTTGTAAGATACATATGTAGAGATTTGAAAAATCCGAATATTGCCCCACTCGGTTTGCCATCGGTAGATTTAAGTTTTTCGAACTTGTGAAAAGATTGATGGAGGATATTCTCCCCATCAATCAGTAATATGGTTTTCTTGCTCATACTTTTTAAGCTTTTGTTTTAAATGATGATTAATACACCTTAGTAAGTAATTCTCTCTAACCGTTTGTAGGAGTTCTTCTAAAAGTTCATAGTATCTGTTACTCATCGTCCAAAATCTAATTCATAAAGTGAAACTTCTTGAATCTTTTCCTCTCCAAGATATACATCTAAATAATTCTCGGGTTGGCTATAAGCATCTAGATACCTAACCCTAGATTCCATTCTCAAATTTTTCTTAAGGTACTCTTTAATTACTTTCTCTATACCTTCTACCTCTTTCTTATTCATCGTCTTCCTCCTCCTCTTCTGAATCTGAATAGTTTTCATATTCTACACCATCGACTGGGAATAGATTTGTTTCTATTTTCCCCAGTTGTTTTTTAGTAGTACCTATGGTATTTACTCCAGCTTTCCGTAAAAGTTTTCTACGAAGTTCATCGTCTTCTTCCAGAAGCTTTTGGAATTTCTCTTCTCCTCTTGCAAGAGTTTTCCCTTTCAATTTATACCCACCAGTAGTTTTTTCGATTACATCGGTATCTACCAATACATCTTCTAAAGCATAGCATCTGTCAAACCCGACTTCGTGGAATTTAGGATTGAAATATACAGGGCATTTGCTGATTGTAGGTCGAGGAGGCGCAACTTTATTTTTAATAAGTCTGATAGTGACAAGTTTCCCAGCTTTCCTTTCTTTCCCATTTTGTTTAATGGTAACAGACCTTCCTGAATAGAAAGCAGCTCTGATTGAAGCGTAGAACTTAAGTGCTGCACCTCCTGTAGTTGTTGTATTATCTTTTCCAAATCCGACATTCAAAGCAGTTCTTAATTGGTTAATATATATCTGAGATACTCCCAGTTTGTAGAATAATTCACTTCTGATACGGAAGTATTTATAAAGAGCCTTTGCTCTACCTCCCATCTCTGCCTTACCATCAACCATCTTAGCATCTATATTATCAGTACAGTCAGTAGCTGCAATGGAATCGATTACTAAGAGTATCGGTTCATTGTGAGTTAATTGAGAACGTAAATAAATTGCTAAGTCTGCTACTACGTCTGCAATATATTCAATACGGGTATCATTAACAATAGTTACTCTTGCAGGGTCTACTCCATTGATTTCAGCCCATGAATTCATCCAGGATTGTTCAGCATCTACCCATATCACATGACCTCCAAGTTGTTGAGTAGCATAAGCAAAGTTATAAGCCACCAAAGATTTACCAGAGGATTCTTCTCCAGCAATCTCTACGATTTTACCATAAGGAATACCCTTACCGAATAAGTAGTTCAAAGCAAAGAAAGTAGATGGTATATATAAATCGGTATCAGTAACTTCTGAAGCTAATTTAATCATACTTCCATATTTCTTTGCCATCTCATTTGCTGTTGGTACTTTTAAACCAACCTTAGATTTCTTTGCCATAATGTAATGTCTTTAAACTAAAGAAGGTGATAACAGAACGAATCTAATTACCACCTTCGAATGAAACCATATTACTAACCCTTAAATATCCGATTTGTATTTTCTTTTCTTTTTCTTGGGTTCATCATCTTCCATGTAATGGTCTTTGTGAACTCCCTTTTTCTTTTTCTTCTTGGATTTATTATCATCATCGTCTTCATCCCCATGGTCTTCATTTAGATACTGTGAAAGTAAATCTTCCAACTCATCATAAGATTTGATTTGAGAACGAACTATTCCCTCAAGGTCAATTGTACCTTGGTATTTCTTATCCAACTTTGTTGGTTTGCAAGCACGGGCAGAATAGGTAGTGTCTAGTTTACCAGACCCAGAACGAATTACCTTAATATCGTAACCAGTTTTTGGGTCGGTCATATCACCTGCCTCATCTTCATCAAGGTAAAGGTCAATGATATCCTGGTATACTGAGCGAGGAACTAAAACTCCCTTATCTTTGCCTTCGTAATCTACCTTACTACCCTTTTCATCTGAGTAAATGATACCACCAATAACATATCTTCTTCTTGGTACCAGGTTCTTGGCAAGTTCCTTGTCATCTTCATCCTTGGAGTTTTTCAATTCTTGGTATTTCTCCATAAATGGGCAAGGTTCATCAAAAGTAGCCGGAGATATAACTCCTCCCAAATTGCCACCCAGGTAGAATTGAATAATTTCGATACCCAATTCTTGGTCATCACCCGGAGATTTAATTCTCATCCTCAGAGTTCCCTCTTTTGGATATACTAACCCACTACCATTTCCCTTGGATTCTAGCTGTTTCTTTCTAGCTAGCATCTTTTCTTTTGTAGAAAGTCCCTCTGATGAAACTTTCTTTTTCTTCTTGTCTTTTATCATAATGATTAGTTTTAATTATTCGGTTCTGAGTAAACTACTTCGTTCATACTCAATATGGTAATAACGTTTTTCTCTAAAAGTTGTTTGAGAGCAGGAGATAGTTTGTCCGTTTCGAATTCAAGTTCTTTACCTGCATACAAACCATAGGTAACTATTCTACCTACAGCAACCAATTCTCGGTAGGTTTTGTATTCTTCGGTAATTTCCCCACTCTTTACTACAACCCCTTTACGAGGAACTCCCTCTTTTACTTGTTCAGGGATAATCAAACCGGATTTAGTTTGATTTACCTCCTTGGGAGATAAAATAAGTACCCGGTTTTCTGTTGGGCATCCGGGTAATTCTTGATTAAATTTCTCAGCTACAAGAGGTGAGATAAATGTCATTGAATAATTCATATTCTAATACTGTTTTTAAAAGTTAGTAATTGTTTATAGTTCAATGGGTTAACCTTTTCTTAGGTTCGCATTAATAGTTCTTAATATATTTTCGCGTGACTCATAGCACTTACATATAGTTATGAACTTATTTGCTTTTTCTACAGCTTTCAAATACCTTTCATTGATGGAAGAATATTTCTTGTTAAGGTTTGCCTTATGAGATACATATTCATTATTCCATCTCTCATTAGCATCCTTATAATATAACCAGGCATTCGAATAAGCTTCTTCTTTTTCCCTTGCTAGAGCATCTCTTTCTTTTATATACTTATCTCTCAGGGAAGCAAGTACATAATAACTAGAAGGAGATTCTCGTAGCTGAGAATTGATGATATTCTCATTGATAGATAATTCCTTTTGAATATCAATCTCAATAAGTTTACCTTCGAACTTAACCCTTAGTTTTTTCAGTTCCGTCTTCATAAACTTCTAATAGGTTTTTAAAGTCTTCTTTACTAAATTCTCCTTTGCTTATTGCTTTAGTTACTTGAGCAAAAGCCATTTGATAAGAGAGTTTCATACCAGGCAAATTAAGAAGAGATTTATAGATGCTTACCTTATCTACCAAAGCCATTAATCTTAAGTCACATAAGTTATCAGTACCACCCCTATCGAGTAAGGCTAAAAATGCAGCCCAATAAATATGGGTGGCATCTTCATAAGCAAGTTTACCATCCTCATCCGTAGCCATTACTTTAAAAGCCAATCCCTCTAAAGTAGTAAGATTAGTCTGTACTTGAGATAACTGAGTCTTTAATCGGTTAAGTAACATTTTTTCTTGTCCACTCAACCTTAGATTAACCCCATCTAAATACTTAAGTAAATTTTCGATAGAATAACCTAAGCACCCTGCAACCATGTAAGTGAGGGCAGTTAACTTACTTGCATTATCAATCTCTTTCTGTGTTGCCATAATTCCATAAATTTATATTATTTATGTAGACATAGTATCTTCTCTTTTCACTCCTGTAATGGTAGATACTGAATCTGAATGCTTTATATTAGTTTTACAATTAGGACATTGTACTATCCTAAAATAATCTCCAGATTTATTATAAACCCCAAAAGTTTCACTGGTATCATATTCAAATTCGCAATCACATACTGGGCATTTAGCCCTCCATACTGTGGGTCCGTTCAAAATCTTTTTCATAACGTTTTCTTTTCTTAATATATTTATATACTAACATGGGTGATATCCCATACTTCCTAGCAAGTTTTGCTTTTATCATACCAGTATCATACTCATAAAGTAATTGAAGTATATCGGGTCTACTTAACTTTGTATCTGAAAATTTAAACCTACCCTCTCTAATACATTGTTGAGTATTTTCCTTAGCAGTACCCCAATATAAGTTCTTATAATGATTATGAGTTCTTATATTATCCTTATGACATACATACTTATGATTATTTGGGTTTGGTACATATACTAATGCTACTAATTGATGAATGTTATAAGTGTACCTATATCCATTCGTATCCCTAATAGAAACTATAACATATCCGTTATTTTTAATTCGATTAAGGGATAATTTTACCCAACCTTTACCCTTATAATTAGAATATACCTTACCATTCTTGGTAACATGGTAATTAGGGCAACCAATGCAATCTAAGTTTCCCTTTAAAATCTTCCTCATACTGCTTTATCTCTTTACTAAACAATTTAGGATAATCCTTAATGATTACATTCTTATACTTCTTATGTTCTTCCATATACTCCTCTACTGAGAAATCTGGTTGAAGCATCTTTCTATAATCATACCCAGGAATAAAAGGTAATTCTTCTGCCATTGACCTACCAATAGAGAAGTCCATTGACATATCTACATCATCCACTTGAAAACCAAAATATTTCTTAGTACTAGGGTTTCTCAATATATCCCATATTTTAAAAACAGTCCAAGTATTAATATATTCAGGCTTTGAGTAAAAATAGGCTGCATCATGAACAGTTGCTACTTCAAGCATACGTGGTAATTTACCTTGTCTCATTAACCAATAAATAAGAATAGCTCCGAAGTTGGTCATATTTGCTGCAGCACCTTGACATGGGAAGTTAAGTCCCAAACGAATAGCATAAGCAACTTCTTGTTTGTCGTTTGAGTATATCTGAGGTAATCTTCTCTTAGTACCAAATAACTGGGTATAATACCCATGCTTACGCAGGAATTTCTCTTGCTTCTCTTTGAATTTAAGTATCTTTGGATGTTTCTCAAAGAACTCTGCCATTTCTTTATGGGCTTCTTCTTTAGTAACTATAATACCAGCTTTTGGGTCGGATAATTTTACTGCAAGTAAAGCTTCCCCAATACCATAAATCAAACCGAATGCAATTTGCTTAGCTTGTTTTCTTCTAGTCTTCCAAAGCTTATGGTCAGGGTGACTTTCGTCTTCGTATATTTTACTGGCTTCCTCAATTGGAACCCCATATTTTGCTGCTGCTATACCAAGGTGAGGGTCTACGCCCTTTGCAAATGCTTCCAGATAAGTTTCATCACCTGATAAATGAGCCATCATTCTTAACTCTGCCTGTGAGTAGTCGAATGCCATATATAGATAACCTGGAGGAGCTACCAATTGTTTCTTAATATTTGGGTCTACTGTTGTCTTTGGGATCTGCTGCATATTTGGGTCTGCAGAACTAAACCTATTAGAGTCAGTACCATGTATGTTATATCTACCATGTAATCGAGAATCATCTTGTACCTTTTCCCACCACCCATAAATATAAGTCTTATACATTTTCTCTAACCCTCTTAGTTCGAGAAGTTTATCCAAGAATATTGCCTTTGGTGAATCGGGTTTTTTAACTGTTAACCTTAAGTTAGTTAGGGTTTCTTCATCTGTACTTGGTTTACCAGAATCATTATCTTTAATTACATCGAAATGGAATCCATCCTCTGAATACATTAGCTTAGGCAAATCAACTGGGCTACCAAGGTTAATGGGTCTTATTAATTCCTGTTCCTTTTTAGTTGTAAATATACCTGCCTTGATATTCGATATTTTCTGTTCCCTTAATGCAATCTTTCGTTTGTCTTTTGGGTCATTATAATCTAACTCCTCAAGTTCAGCTTCGATAGATTGAATATACTTATCAATCTTTTCTTGGTTGTACTTCTTTTCGAATTTTTTTACTCTTGGCAAGTCATATATTGCTTGTCTAGCAGCATCTATTTTTGGTTTATATTCTTCCAGAAGCTTTTTATTGAACTCAGTATCTAGATATAATCCCTCTTTCTCTACTGAGGTGAGTACTCGTGAATTACACATAAATAAATTACGGAATACCGAATACATACCCAAATCAATCAACTTCTTTTCAAAGAATAACATTAACCTAAGAGTATAATCCGTATCTTGACAACCGTAATGGCAAAGTGGGTCTAATCCCTTTTTATCCCATGGTATCTTATCAAAGGCATCTTGCTTTTCATAATTACCATACTCTGGTAAATACCTTCTTACCATTGACTTTAAGTCATGAGGTTTTTCCTCGTTGAGAACATATTTAGCAAGCATCCCATCTAAACATGTACCTCTGTAGAATATATGATACTTCTGGTTTACCTGGTCGTCAAATTTCCAGCTCCATGCAACCTTAGTTATCTCATAATTCTCAATTACTTCTTCCCCAAATTTCCTTAACATCTTTTTCCAATTCCAACCTGGTGAAGTATAAGCTTTTGTTTCGAAATGGTCTAAAGGGATGGAAGCACCAAACCCAGGCATCCAAGATACAGAGAGAATTGTAGGTTTAAAACTCTTATTATAAATAGGTTCTGCATTCGTTTCATAGTCACAGCAAGCATAACCTGTAGCTTTACAACAAGCAATAAGTTTCTTAAGCTCCCTCTTGTTTTTTATTATTGTATACCGTGTCTCCATATTTTAAAATAGAAAAAGGGACATACCCACCAGTAGTAGATACATCCCTCATTATTAGTATTTCTCTTGTAAGTCTTCCAGATTAGAAGCTAATGCTGTCCAATCTTTCTTATAAGCATGAAGAGAATCAATAGTATGATATAAATAACCTGGTTTTACTCCTACCTCTTTAGCTACGTATTCCATAAGTCTCCATGCAAGGTATACGTCATTACCAAAATGAATTATAAAATCCGAACTTCTTTGATGATAGCAAATGTGTAATACCCTCTCTCCTTTACCATTCCGACGTATAAGGAAATCGTAATACATAGAGCAAGGAATACGTTTACTACCATCAAGGAATCTTAAATCTGTACCATGGAATATAGGGAGTACTGCCTTACGAGTATCATTATCCCTTTTAAGAAGCTCGATAACCGATTGCATGGCAGAATCACAATTAAATGATGTACTACCATACGATAACTGATTCCAAATACGTTCTGGATAAGTATAATCAAATCTACCATTCACCAAGAACTGTTCCCATAAATCTTTTCTCAGTTCCCAAGCTTTACCAGGATTTAATTCATACCAACCAATTCTTTCCTGAAACTCAGCATCTGCCCATTCCTTTGAATGTGAGAATACAAATAACCATACTGGGTCTCCCAATGAAGTTAAGCAATATTGTTGGCAAATGAGTTCTTTAGTAATAAAATCCTCATTACCTTCAATCACTTTATTTTGATAGGTCTTTGGTTTTACAGTTTGACCATAACTGTTGAGTTCTCTGCCCATTTCAGACATCAACTCAAAACTGTTAGAATATATCCTCATATAATATAAATATTTAATTGTATGACATTGTAAAATTAACCCAGGTCATATGCCAGTAGCGGTATACAAAATGATCAAAATCCTCTATCTCTTTCATTAACAAGGGTATATCGGGTTCTTTACCGTTCTTTTTAATCTCAAAAACTTGGTAATAGAATTTGTTTACTAATCCTATACGCTTCTGATTTAAAAATTCCTTAGCTTCCATTGTTCTTCTGTTTTAATAAAAGTTTCTTTTTATAAGCTTTACGTTGAGAGTAAGAGATTACATTCTCGGGATATTCTATATCCTCGTATTCAAGAAGTAATTCTTTTGCTTTCATTGATTTATATGTTTCTTCATATAAATCTGGTCTGAGCACTTTAAAACTTCTAAAGAATACCTTGAATGAAGAGAATTCCTTCTCTGTACCCTTTTGGAATTTCTTCCATATCTCTTTTATTCTCTTATTCCAAGCATTCTCTTCTGCCCCCTTAAGTACCTTCTTCAAAGGTTTATGGGTATGATACATTAGAAGTGTCTCCACATTTCCGTACATTTGAGTCGCAAATAGGTTGATTTGTACTGACTGGTCCGGCCCATATACGTACTCTGACATTCGTTGAATTAATAGGAAATCGAATATTAACCTCTTGGTAATCTCTGAAGCCCGAACTACCATTGTAATAACGGGGATGTCCTCCCCGAATCGTTTTGAAAAAGTCGCAGCTATTAGACATTGCTTTCCGTTATCATGATGATTGTTAAACATATAGGTTATATTGTAATTCTGATTGTACTTATTTCTCAGTACTCTAAGTTTACTACGCAACAAGTCAAGCTTATTAAAATCTATGTAGTTATTCAATAAGCTAGTCCACTTAGTTTCTTTATAATTGAAACATCTACCATAATCAAATTCTGGGTCTACCCAGGCTTTTCGTATTTTTATAAATACGTTATACACTACTGCTACCCCACTATTAGCCATAGCACCTTTCCCAAATAGGATTGGGTCTAATCTTAAAAAACCCTCATTAAGTTTTTCCCATGCTTCCTGTGAAGTAGCAAATTCTAACGAATGGAGGGACTCCTCCGTATTAAGCTGAAGTCCCTCTAATTTCTTATTCCAACCCGACATATAACTGGCTGATTTTTAATTAGTTACTAATAATTTGTAGTTTGCCTCCATAAATTGAGACGTTGTTTTTTAAAGAATAAACTAAATAGTCCGCAAGGAGTAAACCCATTCATAGCTAAAAATCCCATATAGAGATAGAATGACTTTACCAAAGATTCCTGAAAATCTATTTCTTTAGTCATCACTTGAGTTTGTTTCCAGGGTCTACATTTAAGGAAGTTCCTTGCTTTATTAAGTTCATATATTACTTCCCATAAATATAGCTTCTCGTTTTCATGAGATATCTCGCTCATTTCATGAAAACCTGGGGTATAAGAAACTATCTTATCATATTCTTCTCTATCTTCTCTTGCCCAATCAGTTGGACTTAGTATAGGGTATTTCCTTACACTTCGATGATCTGGGTACTTGATGAGTAAGTCTTTGACTCCAATTGCCATTACCTCAAATAAACTCTTGGCATCTTGATATTTTAATATATCTTCTGGCAATATATTAGAATACAAAAGCAAAGTAAAGAAGAATCCCAAGGCATCTGCTTGTTCCTCATTTGCATTTGCTAGATGATTTAATACCTGAGTGTATTCTTCTGAGGTTAAGCAATCATTATTCCATCCATAATCACGATATATAGATACTACTTCATCGGTAGATTCGAATCCTTCGGTTAATTCCTCAATAACCCTACCAATAAAATCCTTTAGGATAACTTGGTTCTTTGGGTTATTTATATCTAAAGGATAATCAGGTAACCTTTCTATCTCTTTATACCCAAAGAATTGTTCTATCCCAAGATCATACATTTCTTGTAGTATCCGTGCCTCAGTTTCTTCTACCTGAGGCACTTGTTCATTTATATTCCTTATGTCCACTATTTTATGTTTTGAGATGAACCAAATCCTTTATCTCCTCTGCTTCCCCACATTTGTGATTCAGTATAAAACTCCTCTTGCTGAATCTCCTCTGGCTCGGTAATATAAATGGGTACATGAATAAATTGTACCAGCTTTTGACCAGCCTCGATAACCTGAATTTCTTGAGAAGTGTTATATATCCCAATATGTATCTCTCCAACATAAGGGGAATCCACTATCTCGGCAGTAAAGATTAACCCTTTCTTAGTAGCTATACCAGATTTGTTTGCTGCCATTAACATAGATGCAGGAGGTTCTAGCAAACCTTTGATACCCGATGGGATAAGTATACGATGACCTGGTTTTAAAGCTATATGCCTTACAAAGGCTTCACCAAAAGGAACATCTAAATCATAACCTTCGGAGTCGAATTCATTTTTAGAATGAATATGCTCTGGGTATAAATCAGTTGGTACATAAAAATCTAACCCAGCATCATTGGGGTTTGCTCTGTTTGGAGATATTACCTCCCTTACTTTGATAAATCTAAATCTGTTCATAATATATTACATTTACGTAAAAGTTGTCCAAAGGTTAATTTCTCGGGTCTAGAAACATGTACTCCCAATGAATTACACATCCTGATTACATCGGTAGAACCCTCCATACATAAATTAGCAAGTACATCTTCTTGCTTTACAAAATAGTTTGGGTTGTTAAGGTATACCTTGAACATAGCCCATATCATCTCTATTGGTTTCATTATTTAGTACACTCTTTATAAAGTTCTCTAATACGTTTTCTTGGTACTTCGAATTTCTCAACGGTTTTGGTAATAACCTCTTTTCTGTCTTTCCCTTTCCGAATCAAGCCTCGGATGTATTTCTTGATACCAACGGTATCTTCAAGTACATCTAAATCCTTGTATTGATTCTTCTGTTCAAGTTCTTTCCTTGTGATATTCAAATTCTGTGACATCTTAAATGCACATAATTCTGAGTCTCCGCATAGCTTACATTCCTTAGTTGATAAATCATACCCAATACCAAAGCAAGGGTCTCCATTAGTCCCCAGAGTACTTAAATCTATGGGAGTAAGAATATCTTGCTTCGATAAGTCAGGAAGTTGTTTCTTTTTCTTAGCCATTATATATCCTTTTTACGTTTATAATAAATGTATATCTCACTGTTATCTTCTATCGGAACATAGGAATAACCCATGTTATTAATAAATAGTTCCCTGAGTTTATATAATTCTTGGTATGAATTTCTATCATGGCTCTCTTGACATACTTTGACTACCATATCATTACTCCAGTACAAACAAAAGAAATGAGTAAAGCATTCGGGGGTATTTTGAGAAGTTTCCAAGCTTGATATCCATATCAAATCTCTACAGTTGAATACGTGTTTAGGAGTATGTACCTCCCCAACAACAAGAGATTTAAACCATTCCCTAATCTTCTTCATCATAAGTGTAATTAATATGTTTACAATTGGGACAGACCCATTCCTTGAAATGCCATCCCTTAATTTCCAAATCCTTTTTATGAAAACGTTTCTTACATGAATGGCATTGATAGCCATCCTTAGAAAGTATGAAGTCTAAAGCGAGTATTATTATCATAATAACAACCGCTGTAATTAAAATATATTTCTCCATCACTGAAAGTCTTTGATTTTCTTTTTAGTATTATTGGGTTTCCTTAAAAGTACCCAGCAATAAATACCGGATGCAGAGATTTGGATTATCTTCCAACCATCTGATAATAGAGTAGTTAGTTTAGTATCATCCTCATCTCTGATACATATTAGTTTATCATTATTCATAATGCCTATATGCTTATTAATTGTAATCTTCTTTTCCTCCTACGGAGAAAAAGTAAATACTCATAGTACTTCTAGTTAACTCTTAATAAGGCTATGGTTAGGATGTTTCTTCCATAGCTTATCTAACAATATTACTTTCAATTCTTGTCTCTGATAATATTGCTTCCTATGCTTACCATGCCTATCTAAATAAGGGCCAGGATAATGAAGGTCATCCAGGTATACTTTCTTTTTCGATTTATCGGTTCTTACCAAACGACCAAGAAACTGAATAGATTTTTCCTGACTATCCATGCTTGCTGCATTAAGTAAATACCTAAGCTTAGGAAAGTTTTTACCTCGAGCAATGATTGTAGTTGATACCAAGATATCTATTTTGCCTTCCCTAAAATCCATCATTATTTGTTGTCTTAACTTAGAGGGAGTATTAACATGCACATAGGCAATATTATAGGCATCGCCCAGTTTCTTTTTAAAGAACTTATATAGATTTTCACAATGTGCAATATGCTTGCATACTACAAGAGCAGGATATCTACCTTGATTAATATTCCATCGTAATCTGGAATATGCCATTAACCAAGCAGTATAACTGTTAGTAATCGAATCATCATATATCTCTTTATAAGATATACAATCAGATTCCCAATTACCATACCAAGGTTTACCGGGTACCATCTTTACGATAGTTTTAGTTGAGTAACCCTTCTTGATGGAATCCTTAAGTTTAAACTCAGCAATCACTTTACCAAAGAAACATTCTAGGTTCATATTCTTAACCTTATCCTTAGCAAGCTTACTCATATAAATGGTACCGGATAATCCTATACGAATTCGGGTATTAAACAGTCGGGTGATTACATTCTGATATTGTTTACTACCTCCCTGGTCAGCCTCATCCACAAGTACCATGTCTATCTGAGATAGTTCTTTTTGATAGAATCTCATGTTCCTCGAAATAGACTGAACCATACCTATAGTAAAATTACTCCAGTTTAAAACCTTGCCTTGAACAAAAGTGATATCTTCTCCCGGAAGATATTGCTTAAATTCTTCTCTAGCTTGATTTAACCAATCTGAGTCATTAGTTATTAGCAAAGTCTTTAACTGTTTCTTATAGGATAAATATAAAGACGACATGATAAGAGTTTTACCTGCATTAACCGTGTAATCTAATACACCAATATGAAAAGGGGTATTCCCTATCTTATTATTGATAACTGCCTTAACAGCTTTCTCTTGCTCTGGTCTTAATTTATATTTTCCTATATTCGTAACTACTTTACTGACTTTAGGTAAAGGTTGTCTCATATCTACAACTTTAGGTTTAATCCCCATTTCAATACACATATCGTATACCTTAGGAAGTAAACCTATTTTAAATTGCCCAGTCTTGGTAATGTAGTGAATTTTACCATCCCAATTCTGCATACCTCTTTGCCTTGTACGTAAGTAGAAAGCATTTGGATGTCGAATGGCAAACTCATTATAAAGTTTCTGTGCGAACTTAAGAGGTAAGTCAAGTTCGCACATATTTCCATTCTGAATAATTAGCTTACTCATTTGATAATTACAGTTACACCCTTAGTAGCTTTATCCATGCCCATTGCTTCCTTGAGAAGTTTCATATGATGCTCCTCATCCGCAATCAATTTCTCAAGGAAATAATTCACGTCATTATAATCAGAACGTTCCTCGTATTGAGCAATTGCTCTTTGGATTTTCTTGTAGTGACCAATAGTTTCTATCTCAGAATTCAAAGCAATCTTTAAAGCTTGTTCCCAAGTAGAACCAATCTCAATTGTAGGATTAATATTCATGGTAGAGTAATCCTCGTATGGGTCTGCCCTTTGTAAGAAATCAGATATCTTGTCAAGATGCCTCATCTCTACCAAACCAATACCCAACATCAATTCTGATACCTCCTCGAATCTAGAAGACTGTTGGGTATACATAATAATTGCACTTAGTTCTGAGAACTTGGCATTCTTCCAAATCACATAGAACATATTAATTACCTCATCAGGCCAAGGGTCGATATCCTTAAAATCTGGATAAGTTACCGATTGGTCTGAATACTTGAGGACATCAATAAAGGCATTTGCTGCATCCTCCACTCTGTTTCCTAAAAATTGTAAGCCTTTCATATTACTCTTTGATTTTAAATTTAGTATCTCTAGTTCTTGGAATCCTACGTTCCCTTAAGATCGAGGTAATACAAGAAATAGATACTTGATATTTGTTACTTATGTATTTTAATGGGAATCCTTTTATGTAGTCTTTAACTACGGAATCTCTAATTGTATCTGGCTTTTGTTGACGAGATAAGAAGACTTCGTTTTTAAAAAGCCTACCATCCGATAAGCATTGTTTAATATTTTCTTTCTGGGTACCCCATTTTAAATTTCGATAATAATCATTAGCCGGATTATTATCTAGGTGCATTACTATGGGTAAATTCTCTGGATTAGGTAAATAAACTGTAACTACTAGCCGAGAAATCTTACAAAGTTTCCTAATGCCACGAGAATCCCTTAGAGTACATTGATACCTGTTCCACATTTTATTAAGATGGGGCTTTAATTTTTTCCATTGCCCGTTTTTACGATTAGACCAAAGTCCTCCCCTTTTACTAATGTAATATCCAGGGAATCCAGGTATATTATCATATTTCACTATATTCAGTTGTTTATAGAATCCCAAAGGGAACCTTCAACTTCTGGTTCACCTTCAAGTAGTTGTTTATTCTTATATTTATATAAATACTTATTGTATCTTTCAATTGCTTTATCCGTATACATTTGTGCAATATCTGGTAACCCATTGCACCATGCAAGAGATTCAAACTGAGCATCGATGAAGGTTTTATAATTCCAGCCCTCCTCTTTTAGGAATTCACCTACCTTTGCAAAGTGTACATACTTCTCAGGTTGATTTTCATAAGACTCATATATACCAGTTGCCTTAGCAATCTTACCTATGAAATAATCATGTATCTCTTTAGTAAGTTCTAAATCTGAATGTTGTAATTCTATCTCAGCATCTATTTGATTAGTAATGTTGTCCTGCATAGATATCAACCTTTGCATAACATTACGATAATCAGTCATTCTCTTTAACCCAGTCTCAATGTATTTAATAAAACCTTCCCGGGTATCAAATTTAAAATCTTCACAAAAGGTATTACATACTTCTGCAAGCTTTTTACAATTTGCCCATTCTCGGGAATTACTCTCATTTATTTTACGAACTCCCCTATGCTTTAACTTTATACGAGTTGCGTATAAAATATCAGCAACAAGGGCAGCATCCCCCTTAGATGCTAGTAAAATGTTATTAACTCGCTTAGTATTCTTATTATTAGAAACTAAGACTGCTCTATGATTTATTGCCTCCTTTCGAGCAATAACAAAAAAAGCCTCAACTGGGAAGTTATCTACCTCTAGGGTATTTAATATTTCCTCAAACTGAGACTTAGTTATATGGATAGATGGTTCACGCATAAATATATTATTTTATAATATAATATAATAGGAAATCCTTACTCCAAAGAGTTTCTGATTTGAATCAGTTCTTGATAACTTTGATACCTTGTTTGATATACTAGCTTAAGTGTTTGTTTCTTCCCCAAATCATTTACATCAAAACCCTCTGGAAGAAATACTACCTTAATCTTTTTATAGGACACAAGTTTGAGCGCCAGATTGATTGCGTATTGCTTAGCGTCTGGGTCCAAAAGAATAATGAATCTCTCGCATTGGGATTTAAGTAACTCATTGACTTGGAATGCAGATATAGCTTTACCCATTGTGGCAATTGCTCTATCTCCGAGAGTGAGGGCATTAAGTGCTCCTTCGCAAATGAATACCGACCTGTACATCTCCAACGCATCATGATTAAAGATGATAAATTGTTTTCCCAAACCGGTGATGTCTTTGTCTGGGTTATTATATCTGGGTCCTTTGCCAATAACATTTCGAGCATTGTAATATCTAAGTTGGCCTTTGTAATAAAAGGGTATAATGAGGTACCCATACGTTGAGCCGCTTGTTCCATAGCCGATACCGTATCTTGAAAACTTATCGAGGCTAAATCCGCGTTTCTTGATATATCCCCGAATGCTTTTTGCAAGTTGGCTATCTCCGAGCGAAATATTTCTAAATCCATCTGGGAGATATACGGGCTTACTTTCGGCAAGTTCGATTTTCTCTTCCTTAAACTGTAGTTCATCAAATTGTCCATTGTTCAAAAAATTAATTAGTTCATGGTACTCAGTAAATCCTTCTATGTCCATTATTAGTTGAGCAGGGGAAGGATGGGCATTACATCTAAAACAATTGGTTCTATACATAGAAAGGTTAACTCCCAACTTATGTTCTCTCCCACAATAGGGGCAAGTTGGTATACGCATCCAGCCATGTCGATATTCAAAAGCTCCAAGTCTTTTAATGAAATAAGTTTTGAGCTTAGACTTAAACTGATTTGTTATTTTCATAAACTTCTATTTAAGTAGTGACTAATACTAGCTTTACTTAGCTTATACTTTTCTCCCAATTCTTTATTGGAGTAACCCTTGGCTTTATCCCTAATTAACTCTCGTACCCTATCATGTCCTAATCTATATCTCTTTTTAGTTTCTTTAACGTATCTATGAATATGGGTTATATTGTATTTCTGTTTTAGTTCCTTTATAGTAACACCGTTTAAATAATCTTTATTAAGATTAAGTATATCCTTTCTAGATATGGGTACTTTACCTTGAGGTCTAAATCTATTATCCCTGATACACTGTTGTATATTTTCTTTCTGTGTACCCCAATAAAGATTAGTATGTATATTATTGCAAGGGTTATTATCTTTATGACATACATGAGGTTTACTCTCTGGGTTGGGTACCCAAGCTAAGGCTACTAATCTAGAAGCCTGAATTCTTTTATGTTTATTACTATCTCTTAATATATGATATATCCTACCCCGATTGAGGGTACCTTTTAATAACATCCATACTTTTCTTTTAGGGTAGTATCTATATAACCTACTTCTCTTAGAAATATAATAATCTGGCCACCCTACTATATTAGAGATTAACTTTCTTTTAGATATCACCTGATTTCTTCTCATACTTTTCTTTATTTGCAGAAGGATTATCTTTAGAACTCTTCATCATAGAATCTAATACTCCAGAATACACTTTATCATATTGTTTACGTTGTTCCCTTGTAAATTCCGTACATCTTTGCCTTTCGACATCGCATTTGAATAATGCTCTACCGGAAGGAAGACCATCCCTTTGTACTACTATCTCAGCTCGAAGAATATTATCTTTTTCTTCTTGCTCAGTAGAGTTAAGACCCATGATAACCTGGGCATTACGAACAATGGCAATTGAACCAGAGATATCATTCTCATCGTATCTAGTAAGCCTATGCTTTTTACCTTCACGAGTAATGTGATGGGCAGTCCATATAATATCTAAATGTAATTCCTCGGCTAAGTTCTGAAGGTCTACGTATACATTAGATATCCTTTCGAAATCTTCTCTATCACCCGCTATTGATGCAAGCTTACCAGCGTAGTCAACCATAAGAACTTTAATATCAATCCCTTGATTACGAAGCTGAATTATCTTCTCTCTTATATAAGTGGTATTAGTAATCATCGCTGGTACACGCTCAACTACTAATTCGACTCCAAACCTTGCAAGTTTCCTTAAATGCTTTGACTCAAGTTTATCATACTCACCAGAGTATAATTCCTTCTTAGTTTTATTGATACTGGATTGAATAAAACGGTCCATAATTTGTTCTTGGCCATTTTCTGTATCAATATATAATACTGACTTCTTCATTCTGAGATAACCTCTTGCAAGGTTTACCATAAAGAAGGTTTTCTTTGCCTTGGGTTTATCCAATATCACGTTAACTGAATGCTCTGGATAACCTCCTGCATTAGTTAGTTCATTCAACTGCCTAAATGGGCAAGGTATAACTGAAGGTTCTGATTGTCTTCTAAACTGTCTCTCGGTAATATCCCGAATCATATATAAAGGTTCATCTTCTTTCTTAGGTTTACTTTTCTGAAGTACCTTTTCAATCTTCCTTGAATATTCTTCGTATTGTTCGAAGTTATCCAAATCGAAAGAATCATTTAAGTTCTTCATCTCAACATAAGTAGAGAACTGATATATCTTTTCTTTTATGTAATCAGAATCCGATAGGGGTATATGATAGAGATTACTTATTAGTTTATTGATATTGGGTATATCATCCTTAGTTACCAAATCCACATAGGTTTTGGATTCTAGTAACTCTTTTAATACTTCCTTTAGAATATTCTCAGAGGGCATTCTGCCTTGCTTCTTAAAATATTTTGATATACCTTCGAAGATAAGGGAGTGTTCTATGAGAACCAGGTAATTGGATTTAATCCTTTTGAGTACTAATCCTCCTTCCTTATCTTTTAAAACAAACCTAAGTATCTCAAACTGAAACTCAGGAGAAAAACTGAACTTGATGTTGTCTTTAAATTTCTTCATATCTATATTGCAATATTATATAAACTAATAGATTTTGATAGTACCGAGATAGTTCTAAGTATGTTGACATCTATCTAGAAACTACTAATCCACTACCTTAAGCTCCCGAATATTTAATATTATTATTTTATATAAGAAAAAATACTTATATTTGCATAACGAATATTTAAAAACATGGGAAAAAGTAAAGGAAATAACGGTTCAGAGCTTCATCGATTAAAACCTATGCAAGAATATGATGAAGCTACTTTCAACAGACTTTATAAAGTCTGTAAGCCAGTAATTAGAAACCTTACCAGACAGATTGATTATAAACGGTTTAATCTTACACCGGATATTATCCAATCTTATTTCTGGGATAAGATGTTATTTGTTTTCAACAAATACTATGGTGAATGTACTGAAGAACATCTTAAAGCAAGAATCCTTGCATCACTTAGTACATTCAAAAATAAATTGCTTCGTTCTGCATACGGAGAACAAGCCGAGTATAATCAAAGTCTCTTTAAACTCGATGACTTATTTGATAATGATAAGGAATTAGAGGATGATAGTGAAGAAGAGAAAGCTAAATCAGAAATGCTCGATATGATGTATACCTATATGAAGGATAAGCTTTCACCTGATGCCTATCTTTTATTTGAGGTATTAATTACTCCTCCACCCTTTATCAAGGAAAGACTTGAAAATAGTACTCGAATAACTAATATAATGCTTATCGAATTTTTCGAAATGCCTAAGACTAATGAATCTATGAGATATATATCAGAACTTAGACAAGATATACAATATTGGGAAGACCGAGCTAAAGAAGAACTTAAGTATTAACACAAAAGAAAAGGGGCGTTTCCCAACGTCCCTCTCCCAATTAATTTTTACTACGCAAAACACAGATTGTAAACAAATATTTACTCTTAAACAATACAAATAATACACATGAGTTTTAATACTACTAAATAACTAATAACAACTTTATGATGATATTTTTTGGATATATCGTAATGTAATAGTCGGTGGCAATTTTTCAATATCCAAAGTTTCTACCGAAGTTTCTTGTAAGAAAGATTCCCCTAATAGGTTCCAGCTTACTACGATAGCACCATCTTGAATACCCTTGGTAGGAGTTCCTCTACCGAAATCACCATTCAACCCTGTCTCCCTATTAAAGAAAGATTGAGGACGAACGTTCTCCCAGTTATTGGCATTATCTTGTTTACCTTTAGATACACCAAGAGCATGCCTATGCTTAGGAAGGTCATCACCTTTAATAGAGATTAAGAAATTACCCTTAGTTGGTGTATAGTAATCTCCAACATTCTGTAACATTACTTCATCCCCAATTTGAACACCTCCAGCTTGGTAACCAATAACTATTCTACCAGCTGCCTTAGTATATTCTGCCCAACCATCGGGTATTACATCGGTTTCCCAAAGAATAATAGAACCGATTGGTAAGTTAGCAGTACTCAGAGATTTAGAGAATTCTTTTCTGATAGCCTCAATTTGACTATCAATGTATTGCTTGATATTTAACTTAGTACCCGATTCATCTACTACTGGAAAGCCTGAATTTATCTGTTCTACCCTTTTCACTGATTCCCTCATCATACTCTGAGCAGCAGTAGTATAAGGGATTTCTTGAAACTTACCTTGATATGGTACGATAGCAAAGTTCTCATTTCGTTTGGTCATTGCATCAGTACCCTTACCATATACCCCGATAAGAACAACGGAAGTTTTATTATTAGAGTAATAAGGGCAAGCACTCTCTACCATCTCTAGAAGATTGCTATAGGTCATACCGTAATTAGAATATACATCATTATTAATGATATCCGGTGTACGATTCTCTTCTGCAATCGGATAATAAATATCCAGGGACTTTTTAAACAAGGTGTAGAAGCTTTCGGAGGATTCATTCCAATAAGCTACAAAGTCTACTGGATTATCTACTGGTTCAGAGATAGTAGTATGTACTGCAAAGAGTAATACTTCTTCTGTTGAACCTTGGGTACCTTGGATGTTCTCAATAGTAATCGTTTGTTCATCAGATATAAATACATACCCATCTCTTGAAATACATCCAAAGTTCACGTCTGGCAATTCTCCATCTTCTGAAGCCTTTGCCATATACCTTGCCATAATCCTATCCTTGATTACATTGGCATACTTACTTCCAGCAACTCCTTGAGGAGATACCACTAACTTGTTACCATTTATGGTAGCTGAGCCAAATCCACAGAATGGTCCTAAACCAGAAGGAGCAGCAATTGCCTCTGCTGCTTCCTTTGATTTAATAATACCTTCATACTTAAAGTACGTCTTCATTGTCCTTAGTATTTTTTTTAAATTGATTCTTTTGTTCTGACATATCTTTAAATGCTTCACCTACATCCTTGAACTTGAGGGTTAACAATTTAAAGAGTATTCCCCATATACTATACCGTTTCTTAATACCATGTATTTCACATATGTGTCCATATATACTATCTATTTCGAAACAGTAGCAAATTACCATAGCCGTTATTGATACTACTATTGGGTTCATCCCATAGGGTTCTCCAATAGCTTTACCAAGTACAGCACCAAGTAGAACATAGCAGATATAATCTACTATCTTGTTTAGAGTTCTTCTTCCAGCTCTAGATTTTCGAATTTCGATTTTCTGTAACCTACTTGCAGATAACCCAAACCATAAGTCTGATAGGATTAGAATTATTGCAAGGATTATCATCCATCTCAAATCATACAAGATTTGTGTACACTCTCCCAATATACCCACAGTGAATGCCTTGAATAAAGACTGAGTTGTGGTTTCTGTTACTCTATCGATTGTTGAATTTATCATTGTTCTACTATTTGCCAAGATTGATTACTGTAAGTTGTAATGGTAAATGTTTTCTCTGAGAGGTCATCATGTTCCCATTCTAATGTTTGAGGACTAACACTTAAAAGGTCTGCATCTACTACGGTGAACTTAGTTCTCTTAGAAGTATCTGCCACTGATTCGAATATATACTCTCCAGCTTGTGCAGTTACAAATTCATAACCAGCACCACCTGCGTCATAAGTAATTACTTTACCAACTTCCCTTATTCGACTATCGAAATCAGGTTTATTAGAAGTACACTTGATTAAAGTAGATACTTGTTTAACATTCCCCTTTAGTTCTGCATAAGTAGGAGTACAAGAAATCTCGATGATTGTAGGATAATCTTCCAGTATTACTTGACATCTTAATGAAGAACCATCATCTGCCACAAAGGTATAAGTCCCAGCTTTGGTAAGAACAATTTCCTCATCAAGGTTATAGGTTTCCCCGTTCTCATCACAGGTAGCAGTACCACTTACATTGACCTCATTTTTCATTTCCTCAAGATGGAACTTACAAGCAGACTTCTCATCCAGTAATTGGTATACTGCATAAGTATCATCTACTTGGTCTTCTGGTAATGCCCAGTTGGGTTCTTTCCAATGACTGTCTGTAGCATCCGAGGGTACTATCTTTAACTTGTTCTGATATACAGTGGGAGAGTTATTAACTACCAGAGTAGTCTTAGCAGTAGGATAAGCTACTGACTGGAAGGTATAAGTCCCTGCCCTATTTGCAGTATATACATATCCATTCTGAGCATCAAAGGTTTCTCCAGTTTCAATTACCCTTACTCTATAATCATCTCCATTACCAAAGATACGTTGTATCTTTACAGTAGCCTTTGCAGAGCCATTAAATAAGGTAACTGTTGGGGGGCTAACCGTAATTCGATATACTGTAGTCTTACCAGATGTTACTTCGAATATACCTACACCTTCATCTGTTTCTCTTTTATCCAGTGTACATTTAAACTTATAAGTACCATAACTACTAGCAGTAAACTTATCACCGTTCTTAAATAACTTGGTATCACCAATTAACCTACAGTATAATTCACCAGTAAATGATTCTGGGTAATTAGATTCAATGGTAAGAGTAGTAGTAGCATCTTTAATACTTTGTTTATCTCCAACTCTAAATTCAGAAGGTGTACATCTTACCTTATATGTAGCCTCTTCTCGAGTTACGACAAAAGAAGTTTGCTTCACTGGGAACTCTACAATCTCAAAAATGTATGTACCTGGCTCTGAAAACTCCCAAGTTGAACCAGAGACTTTCACTATATCTGTACCAGATAACCGTACATTACAAGTTTTCACTGTACCTTTATAAGATACGTTTGCCCTTACTACTGTATTTACCTTTAGGTTAGTAGGGGTTATCTTTCCAGTGATAGGGTCGCAAGTAATAGAATATACTCGATTATATGACTCTTGATTAACCGTGATTTGAGTTACTTTAGTAGGGTCTCCTACACTCCTAAAATAATAGGTACCTGCTCTTGGTATACTTGCTCTTGGTATACTAAAGATAGAACCACTTTCATGTTTAGTGTAACCCCAGTTTACGTTATCACTGGATATCTGGTATCTTAAGTCGGCATTTACCCAATCCGAAGTTACTGTTACCTTCACTGGTACTTCGTATACTTCGGAGGTAATCAGATTAGGTTGGTCTGGATTTACTAACTCAGCTTTAATAGTATACCCATCATTTACCGTAAAGCCATATTGGATATTGAAAGATACATTATAAGGTATGAATCTTTTAAAGAAAGCCTCTACAGCTTCCCTAAATTTTCTAAAAGCTGCCGAGTTCGAAGTATATCCATGACCTGTAAGTCTAAAAGTTACTGGTATACACTGAGAACAATCAAAAGTATTATCGTAAGTATACTTATCATCATACTGATAGTATTGGTCAAAGTGTGGATTACCCTTTACCCAACCATCATAGCTATCTGCCTTGGTCGGGTCTGTTACTACGCAGGTCAATCCATACAACCTCATCATTATCTCGAAGAACTCAGATGTACCCCTTATTTTAAAAAGAGATATTGAATACTTCAGTATGTTTCTTACTTGAGTACTAGTTAATGTAAAGGGTCCCTCCTTTGGGATTATCCAAAGCTTTGATAGTTCTTGAAGTTTACTATCAGAATAGAACCCATTAAAGTACTCTGCCCATTTCTGTGCATCTATAGTGTTCCCATAAGCAAAGGGCATTTCTCCAAGAAATTGCCAAAGGAAATTGAGATACATATCTGGAGCCTTATCTATATCGATAATGTCTAAGATATTCTCAATATCCTTTGTAATATAATCTTCAAAATGCTCTCCACAAATTTCTAGAAATCTCTCTAAGATGCCTTTGCCATTTACCTTATAGGTATCTTGAGCTTTATACTCGAATGGCAAAAAGCCGATTAGACTTTTGAGGTTTATCATCTTATACTATTTCGTTTACGGTTAAAGTCAATTGTGAAGCATTTTCAAATACCGGTAAGTTAAAACCTGGGTCTTCATAATCATGGTTGGGTTCTGATATCGTAATAGAATATCGATAACCAGATTGATAGCTATTGTTCTGAATGTCCAAAGAAAAATCAAAACCATTAGCTTTATCAATAATCTGGATAGAGCTACCGACTGAGCCAGTAGTTACATAACCATTCGATACCGAATGTACTGTAAAAGTAGTTGAAGAATTGAAGGTTATGTAGTAGGTCATAGAACCCTTTGCCTTGTTTAATTTAAACTGGCCCAGGTTTAGTTCCTTATTACCGTAGATGGTAGTAGGCCATGGCTTAATGTAGAACTTAGTTAGATGTAAGTAATCTACGGTTGACAGGTTATCTATCAGGGCATAAATATCTGATAACCTTACGCTTCCACCTATCTGAGCTTGCTCCGGAGAATAGGCATTATATAATGCCGTAAGAATTTGAGTTTGTATCTCGGGAATTTTATAAGACTTCTTACCAGTAACTTCCATCTCTAGAATAATCTGAACCTTACCCGCAGATTTAACCTTTAACCATGTGGTCATAGGAGCTCTTTGAGATAATAAGTTATATACCTTATTTATTAATTCAGAAGAAGCAACAGCTCCACCATCAGGGCTGATATATACTGTAAGCTTTCTACCACATTCATAATCTGCCTTAGCTTTGTTTACCCCATCAACCAACATGGCCAAACTTTCGAAATCCTCTTTGGTAATTGCTACTCCCAAAGTCTTTACACTCAATGGTATATGTTCTTTAAGCATAGTAAAGTTTTCGTAGTTTGAACCACCTCCAGCATCATAAGAGTTACTTACTGTAGCATCTGTAATTGAAGAAGAGATTACTGAAGGTACAGAAGTGATGGTATTACTCTTTACATTACCTTGAGTACCATTGGTTAAATAGAATACCACATTAGTTATCTTTGCACCTGCAGAGGGTTTCTTACCAAAGGTACCATCCCCAAACATTATGTAAGGGTTAAGTGCCTCATCTACTGAAACCATAAAGTGTTTGTCTGTAGGTTTGGATTTTGCAAAGGTATCTACTAATACCCAAGTTTCCCCACCTATCTGCAATGACATAGAACCTTGTTCATAATACTTACCATTTGGTAGAGTACCAAGATTAATTATAACTCTATCTCCAGTGGGTATTATCATGTTATTGAGAGCACTTGCAGTATACTTCTCATGTTGAACTATTGGTACCTTACAAGTAGTTACATTCGAATACCAGGTTACGTCTCTAGCAGATAACCAGGAGTTACCGCTAGAATCTGTAAACAGAGTACCCTGAGGTATAGTTAACTTGGCTCCAATAGAATTACCCGTAATGCTTCTGGATAAGGTTACATCTACGGTAGCAGCAATTGCTGCTCGAGCATGGTAATCTACTAAAGCCCCATGTTTAACTACCGAATCATATCTTCTTGCCGTAGGTAGAAAGGTTTCCCTTGCCATATTATCTACATAGTAGTGAAGTACTTCGGCAATTGCCGCAAACAATGAGAGGATGATAATTAAGATATTCCCCTCAGAATAATCCGTTATGAGTTTTTGACCTTGAGGGTCTTTGAGTCCCATAAGGGATTCAACCAGCTTGGCCTTAATCTGTTGATAAGACCTCTGGTATGGGTTAAGCCATTTATTTGTGATTCCCATATTATTGTGTATTTAATGAATTATCCGACCGGTCATAGGTGATATCGAGGTACTGACTAGAATTTGTTCCATTTACTACATATGTTACTTCTATGTGTATTTTTGCATCAACTCTAGTAACTGTGATATTTTGGAAGGTTATCCTTTGTTCCCAAGCACCTATGGCTTGTTTTAAAAACTCTTTAATTATAAAACTTAGGGCTTGTGAGTTTGGCTCCTCAATACATTGCCATAATTTACTACCAAAGTTTTCTTGTCGAAATCTCTGGCCTATCATGTAATATAATATCGAACTTATATTATCTCTGATAAGTTTAAAATCCCCATTTACTGGGTACCAACCTCTTTCACCCTTTTCATTAGTTGTAAGTTGGATAGGATAAGTTACACCTATACCAACTAAGTCTGTAAAATAATTCTTTTCCATTAGTGTATGCAGGTTTTATCCTCATAATCGTCTACAACGAATTGTGAGAAAGGTTTAGTTGCTTGAGTTAAAGTTGGACCTGAAGAACCTGGCCCAGTAGTTACACCCGAGTGTACATGAGAGTTGAACATACTGCGAAGTTGTTCTAGTTCTTGAATGGTTTGATTTAGTTTTTCGGTTAATTGAAAAATATTGATTATCCCACCATTTTCTCCAGTATTAAGTATCACGGAATCACCTGAAGATACATTTATATCTCCATCGGCATTTATTACTATTTCTTTCTCTGAACGAACATTTACAGGTCCATTGAAATGTAAATTAAGTTCTCCGTTATCATCATCTATGACTATTAGGTTTCCTTCAGGAGTAACTATCCCCAATTTATTGGGGCCATCCAAGGGTTGGGGGATTTGGCTCATTCCCCAACCATGGTATTCCCAGAGGGGTTTAGTTGGGTCTCCAAATTCAAAAGTAACAAATACCATATCCCCCACTTTAGGAGCTAGGAATTTAAAACCAGAACTAATTGAACCATGCTGTCCTTTAGGATATGCCCAAGCAAATACTCCCCCCATTACCTCTGGAACACATACCTTTACTCTGTTCATATGTTTCTCTACATCGTCGTTATCAATAACAATGCCTCGATAAACAGAGTAATACCGACCAAGACCCTCTAAGCCTTCATCGGTTATTATCTTTGCTGTTTCGTAACTCATATCCTTATTTTTCTACATAGATTTGACTTGCTATTCGCTTATGCCTTTTAGCTATGTCTCGATATACTCGATTAGCTATGGCCATATAATTAAACTTAACCCTATAGTCTTCAGGCACTTGAATTTGTTTAACTGATATCTTGCCTGGGATTAACTTACCCTTAGAGGTAACTGTATTACCTGTAGATAATACTATACCCTCTGCTAAGGCTTGAGGATTATCGGCATTTACTTCAGTATAATAAGCCTTCTTTCGAATGAACTCAGCTTGGCCCTTAATATCAATAATGTCTCCTTTATCATTCAAGAAATGTTCATTATAGTATACCTTCTCATTATAAGTAAAATTAAGGTTAAGATTTTGAGAAGTGCTTAAAGCTTTTTTATCTTGACCTTTACTGGTTTTAGCATTAGCTTTAGCATCATTAGCTACAATATTTTGAGTAGATAAATCAGTCTTAGAAGTTACAGAGCCAGACTTGGAATTATTCTTTACTAACTCCATATTAGTTATGTAACCTTGTCCAGCATCCATTGAATGAGTACACTGTTTTATATACCAAAGACCTGACCAACATTTTCCTACGTTATCTATTCGGATTATTTGGGAAGTTGCTAGCATGGGTCTACCAACCACTTGAAGTTGACATACTAATCTTTTTTCGGTTTGCTTTAAGCCCCCATTAGCATTGGCATTAGCTGCCCAAGCATACTTATCAGCACCACCATATCTACTGAATAGGTTATGGTAGAGTTTATAAATCGGAACTTTAAGGTTTACCCTTTTCATATGTCTTACCTTAACCCTCTTACCATATTGATCTTGACCATAACCCTTATTAGTATCAACTTCCATATTGGATAATACTTCAGTATAGGGGTCTTTCTTTAAAGCTTCGAAACCTCTCTTTGAAGCAGGTAATACTCCAGCTTGAAAATTGATACCAGAAGCTATACCCGCTCCTGCTTGTTTAGAGGTATAACCCTCTGGGTCATAATCTAAGGGGTCTACATACTCTTCTACCATAAATTCCATACCATCTTCATCTTCGAAAAGATACATTTCGCATTCTAATAGCTTCTTAAGATTAGCTTCTAACTCTTTACCATTTTTAGAATTTTTTAGTACTTGCTTAATGGCATTCTTCTTATCATCAGGTAACTCGTTGACTGCTTGATTAATGGTAGCTCGTACTTCTTCGGTAGACATTTCATCAAATCTCCTTTGCTTACCTGCTTCATAAGCACCTACTGGACCCACTGCTTCATACTCTTCTACTCTCTTTTTATATTCTGCAGTTTTTTCCATGTTATACTGAAGCTGAGTGTCCCAAGCATCCATTACCTCTGTAGGAGTAGTAGGATGACTTCTATAATCTTCAAGCCCATTGCCAGTAATATTAGACACCATAAGGTTATCTACCTGAGCCACATAAGGTCTTAAAGCTAATGGAGGTTTATCCTCTGGCTCATTTATATTAGTTGATAATACCGATAAATCTTTACTATCTGGGTCTAGAGATGGAGCTAATACTGCTTTAACTCTTTTAGTTATTTTCTGAGTAGCAAAAGATACTCTAAGTACTTCCCCATTCTCTCCTTGATATGTATAAGTACATACCGGTTCTTCATGGAATTTCCGATTATGTATATAGATAACACCATCCCTTGAATCCACATACCATGGCCCATTAGTATACCCTTTCATCTTCTGTTCTAATTGAACTAAGACGTTCTTGCCCACTAATCCAAAGTCACTATCAATTAAAGCTTTCAAGTCTTCTGGCATAGCTACTTCTGCTACTCCACTGTATTTGTTAGCATAGAGTACTTTACCAGTAGTAGTACGGGTATTTTCTGTGGGTACTTGTAGTGACTCGTATACTTTATTACTTATTATCTGTTGTTCCATTACTGAAATATTTCTATGATTACACCAGTAGCATTCCCACAACCATTGTCTAAATAGGTAGATAATTTATAACCTTCCATGTCCGAATGAACATAAGCAGGCTGATATCTTAAATCCCCTGAAGAATCAATGCACTTAATAGTTACATGAGTACCTGTAGAATCAAATACGGCTTCGAATTCCCTTACCTTAATTATTTTTATGGGCCCAGATATAAATTGACCATCTGGGTATATATATCCCCACTGAAGACAAATATTTTGGTTCTCTTGAATCTCAGCAATGTCTACAGTATCTGGATTACCCGTATCGAAAGTAATGGTAGCCAAGTTTTCTTTCTCTTCATCGTATCTATAACTCCAGGTACTTATATACGCTCCAAGGGGTATACCTGTAATGGGATTCATTATAGGCATACCTCCAAAATTGAAAAGGGCCAAATATGGTTGGCCCATTCCATTATATAATATAGGTTTCTGTTTAGCTGCCATAAGTCGGTATTCTTATTAGAGTTCCCATTTCTAATTCCTTAAAAGGATTCAGTATCTTATTAGCTTCAGCTATAATGTACCACTTACCAGAATCACCATAGTACCTGAAAGCAATGTTCTGCAGAGTTTCCCCATCTTTAACGGTATGTTGAATATCGTTAGAGGATTCCGGTACTACTGGAGGTTTAGCCTCTAAGGAATAATCCCCATCGTTATACTTCAGAGCATAGGCATTATTATATGGGCTAGCTCCCTTTAGGTATTGGTTAACATCAATCATATTTAATACCTCCTGTCTTTTTAAGTGAATCGGAATTTATAAAATCTCCATAGGATAAGTTATATGCACTCACTCTCTTGAAAATTAATTCTTGAGTTGCTGCTGCAGGCAATAACCTACCATTACCAAAAGTAGCTGGCTTTCCAGGTACCCTTATTCGATAACCATTCTGAAAGTTCTTCAGAGTATAAGTTGCTGAAGTAAGAATGTAGTTGTGATTATCAAATATACCTGAATCTCCCCACTCAATCTTAATAATCGGAGGGGCAGCCTGATAACCATTAGATTTAGACCATGCTTCTAATAACCTACATTTATTGATTACCTCTTCAGGATTTTCTGGGTCATTACAGTACCAAGATACATTGAATTGAATGATGTCTTCAGCACCAGTAAAGTGATACATTGGTACATTGCGGCCCATTGATTTAATGGTTGCCCATGTAGTTTCTCCTCGGAAGTCCAATTCCGGAGGTCTATTCTGTAGGGTAATATATTGAGTAGGGTTAACAGTCATGTTATATATCCTTACTTCATTCTGATATATAACATCGGCTTTAGCCTCAAAGTTTCTATAATTAGTGGTATTCTTATTCCCTTTTGCTGGGTCTACTCCTTCACCTTCTTCTAATCTCGGGAATTGTAATTCCATTCTCCATTTAGCTTGGAGCTGTTTATTTAGAATAGGGTTCTTAGACGATATTTGAGCTTCTCCGATTACCCCATTTGGGTTATAGAGTTTACCCTTTTGAGAATCATCCTTTGGAAGAGTAGAGATAGTTCGATTGAGTAATATCCGAGCTCTCCATAATTTATTTAGGGGACCAGTAAGAACACCTGCCGTATCTCTTGTAAGGTCATTGTACTTTTCAACAACCTTACCTGCTGCTTTATTTAATACTCTAGCCATAGTGTTTTAGTTTTATATTCCCATTACAAATGCAGCTCCAGTAAAATCTTGTTGAGAACCTGGAGCATAATCTCCAACTGCTTGACCATCTACTGAGATATTGATACGAGAATCTCTCATACCTTCTTTAATAGCTAACCTAACAGCATTAATAAATCTCTCTTCATTCTGGGCTCTAATGGTAGTTGAGTCTTCTTTCTCTTTATTCTGAGCTTCAGTATTCCTATCTACTGAATTACTAAGGTAACTAATACCCTCGATTAATAAAGGAAGACCTACAGTAATTGCTAATCCCCAAGGTCCACCGAGTAATCCCATAAGTCTACCACCTACTGAAGCTAGCCCTTTTATAGCACCTTGCTTAACTACTTGACTACCTACTTGAGCTCCTGCACCAGCTAAAGCCCCGCCAGCTAAATTACCCGCCATAGTAGTTGCTAATGGTACTCCAGGATTTGGTGTCTTAACATATCTTCCGGTTTTAGTGTTATAAAATCTACCAGCAGAATTCATACCAATACCGCTTGACATCATTTGGAGTTGAACCATGGTTCTCATAAGGTTAACCATCCTTACCATGTGTGCTTCCATAATGGCAAACTGAGTATTAGTTTTTATTGCTGCAGCAGACATACCTTCAGTAGAAGCAGTAGCAATAGTCTGTAAATACCCAACAGACCTAATAATACCTCTTACAGTATTAAACCCTGCAACTATAGTACCCACTACTACTGCAGTAGCTCCTATCCTAAGACCAAAACCTCCAACCCAAGTTTCTGAGATAGAATTAATTACTTTGATTATAGAGTTACCCACATTTAGTACTGGGGTAAAGATTCTACCCAAAGCCGCACCTGCCGTAACGGTTAAGTTCTCTATACTTGATTCGAATTGGTCAATTACACCTGCATCAGTTTTAAGACGTTCTTCATTGAGTCGATTTACTGCCCCAATGTTTTGGTCATAAGTAGCAAGTATCTTACCCATCTTATCTCTACCAGAAGCAATATCCCTAAGTACGGGGAGCATACCACGATTACCACGAACTCCAAAGATATTGAAGAAAGTTGGTGTTTCAATTCGTGAAGGTAAATCTACTGCAGCCTTAGCAAACTTCTGATAGATAGTATAAAGGTCTATAAGATTACCCTGAGCATCGAAGAATTCATCTGGACTTAAGCCCAGGTCTGCTAAAGCGTTATAGCCTTTCTTTTTTTGGTTAACAAGAGAGAGTTGTAAGTAACGAATCATATTGGCCAGTGAGGTACCTGCCATAGAACCCTGTATACCCATATCACCCAATACACCAATAGCAGCAGCGGTTTGCCGAAGGTCTACTCCAGCAGTTGCCATATCTGCTCCTGCATAAGATATGGACTGGGCTAAGTCTGTTAAAGATATATTTGCATTAGTAACTGCAGTATATAAATCATCTGTTACTCTAGCGGCTTCCCCCATTGGGATTTGGTACATTGACATGATATTAGTCATCAAGTCAGCTACACCACCTTTCTGTCCCACTGGCATTGTAAAGATTGAAGCCAGCTTAGATGCTGGCCCAATCATCTCTTTAATAGCATCGAATTTATTACCCGCCATAGCCAGGTATCTTTGTCCTGATGCAACATCCGAAGCCGTAAGAGGAGTTATCTCATTGACATCCTTTGCCAATTGTAACATCTCCCTTTGTTCTGCAATGGTAGCACCAGCAATTTTCGAAGCAGTCCAAACTTCATTCTGAACACCCGCAGAGTATTTATAGGCCCTTGCCATTCCCCCTACGAGCTGCATTCCGAAGTCCATTGTATTAGAAGCTGACATCTGTATACCTCTATTCCAGGTATTCATATCATTCATCATTGTTCTGAATGACCCAGATATCTTGCCAGCTTCTTGAGAGAATCGGTCTTTTAAAACCATGGCAACACCGACCTCTACTATACTCCTACTGGTATTCATAATTTATTTTCTTTTCTTTAATTGTTTATAATATTGCTCGGCCATTTCCTTGAATATTTTCCTTATTCGATACGGAAGACGTAAAAAGCCGAAATAGTCTAAGGCTATCTCGGCTCTGGTGATATAAACAAAATCACTCTCTAACATTACTCTTCCGTCAGGTAGAAAAAATTCGGTGCCCAAACTATAGGATAAGTTCTTTCCTCTCCAGTGGTTGGATTAGTGATGTGAGACTCACCTTTGAAAATGGGGTCCATAGATAAGATATACTTTCTCATCTCAGCCATATCCTTTGCAGTAAATGGGGTAAAGTTTTCTACCTTTTCCCAACTACCATCAACCTCTAAGTAAAGGTTCCGACAAAGAAGAGGAGCATTCTTAGTTTGCTTATCCAATGGCAACTTCATGAAATCTTGTTCCCCCTTACCCGTCATACAATCGAATTTAATCTTCTTGCCAGAGGAGAGAACATATTCATGGTTTATCAATCTAACCCCTTCTGGATAGTAAGGGATAGCATCGGGCTTTTGATTCAAATCATCCTCAGTTGGAGCAGTACCGTAATCGAAAAGGAACTCATGAAGGTCTTGGCCATAAGTAACTTTACCTCCATTCTCTTTGCCCCAATCATATTCAAATTCTACCTCATCCCCCAAAGAGAAGATACGAGAATTAAAGATAATAGCATAGCGGTCATTGACCGGTAAGTTAAGGGCATCATCTATGGTTAATTTCCCATTGGGTGTAGCCGTAGTTCTAATTACAATTGCTGCAATGAACTTGGTAAGGTTCATCAAAGTCTTCATGTCTGAAAGGTTACTGAGGATATCCTCATCAGCACCATTCTGTTCTCTGATTTCATATTCGTAACCAGAGGGTCCGGTAAATCTAAATGTTCTAAATTCCATAACTGTTATTTTTAATGTTTACATATGTTCATAGTACTCCTTGTAACAACAAGAAAGGGGTGAGCTCCTATCACAGGAATCCCACCCCTCCACCGAATCTTAGTGAAAATAGACTAAGAAATTAGTATTTATCTGCAGTACCAACTGAGAACTCTATGGACTCAATGGTATTCTCTGAAGCCATTCTGTCCAAGTCTAAGCCGGTAATCTTACATGGCCATACCTCTTCGAAGACATGGGTATTAAGAACTGAGACTCCATCTTCGGCAAGTTCGTTTACAATTGCCGTTTCCCAGTATTGGCTTGGTACTAAACCACCACCAACTATGTGGTCCTGGCAAGAGTATAGCCAATCATGAAGCCATGTATCGGAACCTGCAGTAGTCATAAGTTTCTCTACGATAAGATTACCTATAGTAACCCTACCTGCAGTTTTAACGTCTCTATTGACGTCCCCATGAGCAACCTGGTCAATCTCAATATCCGGCAAAGTACAACTTTGAAACAGATAAGTATTGATAGGGTGTTTGGGGAACATGATGCTCCACAAGAATTTCTTCCGTGGGTTTTTTACTTTTGCTCCCATCGTTATATGTTTATAGGTTATTACTTGTTTCTACGATTGATACAGATTTGGATGCCGCATCAATTACAATCTCCATAGTTACTTCTTGCATAGGAACTACATCCTTATACTTAAGAATAGCACGGTACTTACCTTGACGGGCATCTGCCTCGGTATTAATTGAAAGGTCATCCCAAGAAGTTGCATCTTGGTCACCCATCCAGGTATACTCGGTCATAGCATCTTCATCTACCAATGAATCCAGTGTAGGTTTAACCTCCAACCAGATTCTCTTCCAAGTACTCCAAACGTTTGGTTCTTCGATATATTTGTTGAGTACCGGGCGAAGGAACTTCTTCAGGTAAAGGTTCAGTCTTACGATTGAAAGGAATCTTTCAGAATCCTGTTTCACTTGAGAAGAGAAGCAATGCCATAGCATGGTTTGCTTACCTGAATCTGGAGTATCTTTGATTACCATCTCATTGATATAATTCTGAGCAAGAGTGTTCAGTTCGTTATATCGAGAAGGAGAACCATAGTTGGGGCATACTGGACCAACTGCATCTCCAATAACCCCTCGGTTCATACCAGCAAAGGATTTCCAAGGACCATATTGAGTAGCAGAGGCATCTCCCAAACCAACAATAGTACCCACTACATCGGAATCCTGAAGATTACCGTTTTCGTTGTAGTACTTAAGTCCACCACCAAAGTAGGCAATGTACTTAGAGTTACCTACAGTACCAAGGCAAGTCTGTACCCAAGTAACCTGAGCTTTGTAATCTCTTGCCTGAGTACCTTGAGTATAATGGGTTAAGTGTTTGGGAACTTCGATATACAGTACCCATTCCATCAGTTCTTTTGCCATATCGGCAGCAGCCTTGTATACTTTGAGTACCTCTGAATCTTGTTCCAAGTGTTGAGAGATATGTGAAATAAACAATTGGTAGAAGTCTGTGTAGTCTTTTACCAAGTCCAGTGAAGCAATCCATTCTTCGGCAGTTGGGGTGGAACCTGCACTACCGATAGTACCATTAAACAGTTTCTCTGTTTCGGAAGGTGCAGCATCTCCCACGGTAATAGTGATAGCATTCTTAGTACCATCAATATCATCGGTAAGCCACTTAATTAGGTTTTCAAAAGAGGAACCTGCAGTAATTACCGGCTTAATATATTCCGAGTTCTTAGCAAATGCACTAAGAGCAAGGTAATCTACCGAAGTGTTATTGTTATCATCGGCAGTTTTGTAGGTTATTACTGGTCCCTGTTCAAGTACTTGCCCATTAGCTGAATATATTTTATAATACAAGGTATTAGCTTGCTTATAAAAACCAACCTGGAAAGTATTTGCACTACCAATTGGATCTCCATATCCCTTGGTTACTAATCCAAAACTATAAGTAGTACTACCAGATTTTAAAGTAATCAAAGCAGAAGGTTTAGCTGGGTCAGTTACAGCAGAAGCAACTGAGATTTCATCTTCTGAATCTTTAGCTTTTCTTGGCGCAGCCGGAGAAGCAGTTACTGTACCTTGAGTAGCTCCTTTGCCAAGTACTCGAATAACACGAAGCTTAGAACCACCTTGCAAAGCCTTTTCGATATTTGATACAGAACCATCGGGTACAATTTCAGAACCATAGATTCTTTGGAACTGAGTGAATGTAGAGATGATTTCTGAAGGGTCATCGTATGGACCTTTAGTAGTTCTAGCCAATACACAAGAAACTCCTAACATGGGAGTAGTTTGAAGAACATTGTTGTTCTTAAACTTAAAATCAACATGAGGTGAAGTTGGCATAATTCTATTGTGATTAAAGTTAATTACTCGTTTAATTTATACCCTAGAGTATTGTACCTATACCTTAGGTACTTTTAACTCTAGCATCTCATTTTCGTTTTGTTCTAACAATCCAATAAGAACCGATATATCCTTGATAGGTGTAAGAGTACCTTCTCCCAAAGCTTTTTCTGGAAGAATACCGTCCTTACATACATAGGTGTATACCTTCTCAAGTATACCATGCTCTACATCTGGATGGTCATAATAATTACCAATCTCAATGAATAGGTTTCCGGTGGGAGCAAGCCTGCCCTTTTCCCATTCCTCTAAATCATTGAAGTATGGTCTCACGTATCCTCTAGCAGGTAAGCCAGTATATAAGATTGTATGTAGCAATCTCATATCTGCTTGTGTTTGAGAAACCAGATGTACATCTATGGTAATATCCTTAGTTTCATAAGGAAACTCTGAAGCTTGGTAATTACCATCCTCAAGTTTATCACCAATGATGTATTTATTCACACCAATATCTCCAGCATAATAACCCTGTAGTTCTATGGTTATTCTTGGGAGAGTCTTTGGGCCTTTTACTTGATTATTCCCTATACCAAAAAGTGGTATAAACTTCTTCATACCTTTGATTGCCTCTTGAAATCTTTTTTCGTTTTCTTGAGACAAAGGTAAGAAGTCTTCTGGGTTTAAGGTAAGACCCATTTCCAACATTGTACTAAGTAGAGAGATATAAAAAGTTCTTTCTACTATTTCTTCTGAGTTTACCATTAAAGTCCTAATCTGATATTTAATTGAACACTTTGATTGCCATTGTCATTAATATACCCATTATAAGTTACCTGAATACCTCCAAAACCACTCATTAAGGTTTGTAAATGACCAACACAATTTAATTCACTAACCCATTGAGTAGCAATATTTGAAGGATAATCGGTAAGCCATACTTTAAAGGGTATTGGTTCAGAACCAATACCTCCAGGGAATTGACCCTCTATTGTCTTACTTATATCGGTTATCTTACCCTCTATTGTCTTACTTATATCGGTTATCTTAAATTGTTTTATAAATTTAGCAACTTTAATACCGTTGATAAGGTAGTACTGATAACCCTTTACATTACTAATCTGAGCAGTACTAGTATTTTGACCAAAATTTGGGAATGGTATATTCGGGGTTGGTTCAAAGCCATACTTAGTAGTTCTAGTACCTGGAGATTGAGTTATATTTAAAACTATCTCAGTGTTAGGTTCTTGCTGTGAGATAATCTTAACTATAGCAGTTCTTTCCAAGGGGTCATAGTTACTGGGGTTATGTTCTTGATTAGTAGATTTAGTTTTGATAGTAAGCTTACCTGCGGCATTAGCTTCTCCAATTTCTTGGGTTACCTCTAACCAATCTGAGGAGCTTTCAACTTTCCAATCTACAGCACGATATTCATCTTGAGGCTTATTATCGATAAACTTCTGTTGGTAACTGTATACACCTATTTCTAGGGTCTCACCCCTTTTAGTACCATCGAAAGTATGGGAAGTAGTTTCTGGAGTGATACTAAAATAAGTTCCCCAGGTCTCTACTATTTTAGGAGCGGCCTTTTGTACCAGAGTTACTTCCCTTTCTACACCCTGAACTACTACCTTGAGAACCTGCTCTTTTATATTATTCATGTCTTCGTTTACTGCCTTAGGCTTTACCCTAATAGTTGCAGTACCAGTTCCGGATAATGAAGATATTTCAAAGTCTGCTGCCATTTTTAACTTTCCTTATTTCTTTTCTAACTTCATTTCGTATTTCCTTTTGTAAGGCAGCTTTTCCACCAGCAGCCTTAAATGCAGGATTCCAAAGAGGACGAGGTGGTAAATTACCATCTCTGCTACCATACTCTAACATGATAGCTATCTGATTCAAAGTCTTTCTTGAAGTCTTACCAGTATAGGTAATCTTCTTGATTCCAATTGGTAAACCAACGAAAGTTCTATTCTTGGTCTTTACTACAGTAACGGATTTAGCATATTGACCCGTGAGTCGTAATAGAGTATGCTCCCCATATTTCTTTACAGTACCTGGAGCATGTTTTGGCCAAGAAGTATGGGTACCGGGTGGTGGAACACCCGTATTCAAACTTCGTCTTACTATACGAAGAAGTTGATTACCAAACTTTTCTGTACCTTTCGCATAGCCTTCGGTTAAGATACTTGGAGTTTTGGCAATCAACCTTTCTGCACGAGCTTGTTCTCGTTTATCTACGTATATTTCTAGAGGGCCAACTGGAGTCGATAGTGTAATATTAACCGACTTACTTGGCATAATTCTTACTGTTGTTTAGGTTTATCCAATCCCAGCTCCTGAGCAATTCTCTGTAACAGAGTCTCTTGAGTGGAGATTCGTTGGTCCATGTATTGACGGAACTCCTCAAACCCTGGAGCAGGTTTACTTGGAGCAGAAGGTGATTGGTTAATTGAATTGAGAATGTTATCGCATTCAGAAACAATTGCCTCAAACTTTGGTCGATTGTTAAGTATATTCAAGGCATTATGTTTCTGCATAGTAACCTCATTAATTATATTCACTACATCGGTAGTATAATATACACCATTATAAATACCTTCATCAGATTGTGATGGCAAGTATACGGTGAGTTGTTCTTGTTCCATAATTCCTTAGTTTAATGAGTTAAAACGAAAAAAGGAGTACACCTAAAAACAGATGCACTCCTTTAATCATCTTGGTATTTTAAATTACTAAGCTGGCGTTGTAGTACCGGTCTTCAAGGCAGCTACCACTTGATTGACGATGTTCTGGTCTCTCTGAGCATCTATCACTCGATTGAGGCGAGCAATCTCGGTGTCTTTAGCAGTGTTCTCGATGAGGCACTTGATTTCCTGTTGGCCATTCTTGAGGTCACAGCAGCAACGTTCCAACTGAAGAGCCAAGTCAGATTTTACTTCTTTAATCAAGCCTTTGGTTTCACAGCAGCAATCCGACTGTTGGTGTTCCATGTGACAGAGACGGTCCATAACACGATTGAAGCCTGCGCCCATTTGGTCACGAGAATCTCGGATATCCGAATTCGTTTTGTAACCCAAATCGCAAAGACCTCTTTCCGTAGTGAAACGGTTGTTAAGAATTTCTTTACCAACACCAGCAACATCTTTTGCTACTCCACCGATTTCTTGGGTTACCCCACGGGCAGCATCAGAGATATCCTTGTAGATACCTGCTTTTGCTTCCTGAACAGTAGATTCTACTTTCTGGATGTCAGCCTTGGTGTCATTGATTTTGTCCCATACAGAAACTGCGGCAGCACCAAAACCACCACCTACCAATGCACCTCCCACTCCCAACCAGAGCCCCATCCTGAATGATCTCTATATCCGCAATCATCGTTACAGCCTCTGTCCGCGATTACAACGCCATCGCCGGCACCTTTTACTTCTACTCCCATAATTGTAAGATTTTAAAGATTAATACTTAGGTTAATTATACATTAAATACAGAATGCATTAAATACAGAATGGTGTTGTATTTTTATTACCCCAAATTAAATAATTAAATACGTATTCATAAGTAATTGTTGCAGCATTCTGAGTTATGTTGACTGTAAGCTCCCAACCCTCATCATCGTTTTCTGCTTGCCTTAATTTAATGGTACCTGACCTTGTTGATTCTACGGTGTTCTCCGTTAAGGTTAAGGTTAACCCATAGGTTCCATTATCACTGGATAGTGTTGTAATGATTACATTTGTAACCCAACTTGGTTTTGAAGTTACGGTTAAAGCCAAGGGATATCTTGTACTTACCTCAGAACCATTTATTACCTTAGTCTTAAAAGAATAAGCTACATCAACTGTAAAGTCATTACCTCCCAAAGCTGACAATCCGGTTCTAGTGGTAGTTCTTGAACCAGTAGGGGAAGTGAATGCCAAGTAATACTTATAAGATACTGAAGCAGCACTCTGTGTAACTGTGATTGTCTTAGTAGTTGCCCCACTATAGGATGCAGTTACTACACAGTTTCTATTTGAAGTACCCGAGTTCTTCGTAGCAGTAAGTACCGTCTTAGCAGCATTCAAACTAAAACCAGTACCACTTGCACTAACCGTAGGTGTAGCACTCTTCGAAGAACCTGCACTTGTTGACCCTGAACTCCAATGGTTGGTAGTAGGTATACTTACACTGGCATAAATATTAACACTACCTCCTGAATTAGAGATAGAGTATGAACTTGCAAATAAGCTTATTACTGGTGTACCATCAGTAGTACTGGTAATTTTATTCTCTGCCTGGTATACATCGAGAGTTATAGATTTCGATTTACCATTCAGAGATACAGTACAAGTAAGGGAGCCTACCCTTGTTCTAGCCTTTGCAGTAGTTCCCAAAGAACCTGCACTAACTGCAGTACCATAACTAATGCTAGCACCGCTTGTAATTGTGCCTCCTCCAGTTGTAGAACCATTCCATCCCCAAGTCTGAGAATATGAGGGCATAGTTGAGAATGAACTTCTACTTCCTCCACTTGCAGGTATATCGGATACACTTCCTCCACTTACAGTGATTTCACTATAGGTTCTATAACCTGCAGATTGAGAACAACTGATAGTTAGTTTCTTATTGGTTTCTGCCTGAGTTAATACTACACTACCCGACTTTGCCGAAGTAGAAGTATTATTTGCCATAGTTACTGAAGTACCAGTACCGGTAACTCCGGTATTAGCCCTGGTATAACTTAAGGGAATTTGATTACCATAGGTATGTCCATTTCGGTATTCCTGTTTATAAGAGGTTACAGTAAATGTTTTTGTTCCTCCAGTTGCCCCAAAAGACAGAGAAGTGGGATTCACTGAGAATGTTTGAGACCAACTTTGAGATGCTGCTGCCTGGGTAAATGTGAATTCCACGGTTTTACCAGATTCAGATTGAGTAGCCAACCCCTTACCAGACCTTGAGGTTAGGTCTAGATTCTCTGAAGCTTTCCAAGGCTTTCCATCTGCCGGCTTACTATAGTTAGTAATCCAACTTGGTTTACTGTTTATTACGTAATTAACACTAACAGCAGACCCATTAGCTACATTATCCCAATATTTCTGCTTCGTACTGGTAAACTCAAAACCAAAATTAGAACTACTGGGGTTACCTAAAGCATCAAAACTTATACTGGAGTATCTCAAAGTGAATGTATACTTATAAGTTACCTTATGAATATCTTCGAGTTTAACAGCTTCGTTATTACCATAGGAACTAGCATTGGAGATTTCCAAGCCAACGTAACTTTCCCCCGTTCCTGTAGAGGCGAGTGCTAACAATTCAGCCTTGGTAGGGCAGTCATTACCTGTCTTACCAAGGCCTACTTTAGTTTTGACAGCACTCCATGTTGCTATCTCTCCCATATTAATCTACATCTTTAAGATTTCTGAGTTCTGAGATTTCAGCCTTCAAAGCCTTAATCTCTTCGTAAAGAAGTTTAATACCTTCGATTGCCAGAGTAGACATCTTATGGTACTTAACTTGTTTTACCAATACATATTCTTCACCGTCGATAACAACCGTTTCGAATTCCTCAGGATTAGGAACTGAATCCTTAGTTCTTGGGTCTTCTTCCACATAATGGTTAAACCCTGCTGCTTCCAAACCTTGTGCAATGGTACCTTCATCTTCCTTACCATCCATGATAAAGGATTCTGTAGGTATACTGCAAATCTGTTCCAAAGTATGGGTTAATGGTTTGATGTTAGATTTCAATCTTTCATCGGAAGACTCTTTCCAGAAACCGGAAGGAGCAGTAGTCTTAGCAAATACTACCTGGTCAGTAGTTGCCAATCCCAATTGAGCTCTAGTTACTGTATGAGGATTATCCTTTCTACCTGCATGACTATTGATAGAAGTCTGAGCAGTAGTACCTGCAGCCTTAGCATCAGCAATAGCAGTAGCTTGAGCAGTAGATACTGGCTTATCAGCATCAGAAGTATTATTAACATTACCCAATCCAACCTGAGTTTTAGTAACTGTATGAGGATTAGATTTATTGGCAATGTGATTATTTACCTTAGTTTCTAAGGCAGTTACATCTGAACCAGTATCGGCAATCAAATCGTCAACGTAAGTTTTCAATTCTGTACGAAGAGCATTGATGGCATTAGTTCTATTGGTAATCTCATTTGCCAACCCCTGTACGGTATTATCCAAGTTAGTCTTATCTGCTGCAGTCATTACACCTGCAGTAGTCTTAGTTGCTGCAAGTATATCTCTAATTAAATCTGTAGCACCTTCATAAGTCTTACCCTCTGCACTCTTAGTTTTATTATTAAGAGTAGCTCTTACATTAGTTGAATTATGGGTAAGAGTGAATCCAGTAAGAATAGTTCCTGGAAGAGAACTATTAAAGGTATCATGAGCATTATCTTTTGCAATACGGGCCTCTTGTTCAGCTTCAATAGCATCTGGTAAGGTTTGATTAAGCTTTATTACACTATCGGAATCCATCAGACCAGCTTCTTGAGTAGTGGCTGGGGTTAGAGGGATTACCATCCCATCGGGTTTATCAATGTAATGCCCTTGACCATCCGTAGCAGAATAGTTACATAAGATAATAATATTACGCTTATTTCTGGTAGCTATTGAAACCTTACTAATTAAATTTTTAGGCATGCTAGATACCACATCCTCAAGATGCTTACCTCTACTACCTTCGAAAGCAGTACCTGCAATTTCCCCAATGATAAGAGACGAAGTATTACTGTCTACGAATTTAGTACCTGACCAACGGAATTGGTATGGAGGTTCACCATCGGCAACATTTATATAAATCTTACCAGATTCTCCAACTACGGGAGTTTGGTGACCTGCATCCGTATACAATTGAACATTAGTAAGACCTCCAGTGGGGCTTACTTCATAGGTAGCATATACCTCGATTACATCGTCTACATATGAAGGCAAATGGTTAGCAGGTACTAAGCCACTTTCATCCAATGGAGCAAATCCCCCAGCTTGACCCTTAGTTGCTACAAAGGCATCATGCTTGGCTTCTAGAATATCAAGGTTATTCTGCAGTTTAGTATCAAGGGCAGTATCAGCATCTTTTCTATCTTGAATCTCTTTTTCTAAAGCAGCAGTCTGAGAATCTCCCAGATTCTTGATAGCTGTATCGATTGCCTTTTGTCTATCCTCAATCTCCTTAGCAATAGCATTGGGCAAAGTCTCATCAAGATTAATCTTATCTTGGGCAGTCATTACACCTGCAGTAGTCTTAGTTGCTGCTGGTATAGTACCCATTACATATCTACTACCCTTAACATAGACACCAGATTCTGAGTCTAGTTTAGCTCCAGCATGAGTAATGGTGACCTCAGAATCTGAAATTTCTAGATTGCTCCCAGAAGCAAGTACAAAGGATTCTGGGAGAGAATCAAATAACTTCTTATCGGCTGCGGTTTGTACACCTGCCGCTTTATCCGTCGCAGGAGGTATATTTAGATGACGTATAGCATTTTCAATGGGATTATCTTCATATACTCCAGTATCGGGATTTATAGTAGATAAGTCCAAATAAATATCTACCATGTTATGGCGTTGAACTCTTCCATTAAAACCTCGAATGATATTTGGGGGAAGAGAATCAAACAATTTCTTATCTGCAGCGGTTTGTACACCAGCTTTTTCTGCAGTAGAAGCAGGTAAAGTAATTGGATTCTGTTCTACTGTACCATCTTCGATTACAGTTTTAGTAGCAGCAATGCCTATTGAAGTCTCATTTGGAGTTACATCCCCAAGAGCAAAGTTAACAGTAGTAATTCTATCTAACTCTACCTTATCCTTAGCAGTCATCGTACCGGCTTTAGTATCTGATGCCTGAGGCAAATCAAAGGTTTCTGTAGTATCGGCATTCAGACCATTATCCTTAGTTACGGTTACGGTTACTTTACTTGCATCGGAATCAGCCGATATATCTGTAAGGGCATTTTCATCCAACCCATCCAACTTAATCTTATCTGCTGCAGACATGACTCCTGCAAGAGATTGGGTTACCGGGAGAAGTTCTTTAATGGCCTCATTGGATTCTCCGTATTGGTTGTTAGAAACGTCCTTAGTAGAAGTATTTACCTTGAAAGTAAGTTTAGAGTCATCTCTACTTATTTCACTTACACCAGTAACCATGGTATTAGGTAAAGCATCAGAAGTTGCTTCCTCGGCTACCAACCTTTCTTCGTGATCATTGGTAATATTGGTAAATTTGTTATCCAAAGATGTATCTGCATCTATTCTATCTTGGATTTCTTTATCGATACGTTTACCAAGAGCGGTGTCTGCAGCAATACGAGCAGCTTCTTCTGCATCGATATTATCTTGAAGAACTTTATCAGCAGCCTTTCTCTCTTCACTCTCGGTATTAAGGTCAGAAGTATTCTGATCAATCTTTGCTTCCAACCGAATATCTTCAGCTTTACGAGCAGCAATTTCGTTATTTAACAGATCCGTAATGGCCGTATAATTACCATTGATATTATCCTGAATACCCTGGATTAATTCCAGGTTACGTTGGATATTAGCAGTATTCTGAGTTACCAGAGCATTAGTAGCATTCAGGGAAGTTAACAACTCTGTACGAGTTTCACTTACAAAAGTTCTCAGCTCATTTACCGTAGTAGTAAGAGTATTACTCAGGTTAGTGAATGATTGTTGTAAAGTATTATCTCCCTGTTCTCGTAAGTTCTTTTCGGCTTCAAGCTTATTCTCCAACTCTGTAAGCTTAGCAGTCATAGTTGCTGCAAAGTTGGGATCATCACCGAGAGCCTTAGCAATCTCTGCCAAAGTGTCCAATACTTCAGGGGCTGAACCAATAATCTTTTGGATTGCAGCCTCTACTTGTTCTGCATTCTGAAAGTCAGAATCGTTTAATAACTGAGAAACCTTAGTGATATAGTTTGCATGTTCTTCGATGCCATCCAACTTGGCATACAGCAAGTCAGTGAAATCATTTGAAGAAAGTACCTTGCCATCTACCTTATCTACCTTCTTATCGTCCATTGCCTGGTCTGCAGCAATTCTATCTGCTTTCTCCTGAGCAACAGCATTACTGATAAGAGTATCTTGATTAGCTCTTTCAGTTGATTCTTTATCGATATTGGTTTGAAGTAAAGTATCTCCAGCTAAGCGGTCATTCTTTTCGGTAAGGATATCCTTATTAATACCAGCCATATCATCCTTGTGATTCTGAAGGTTGGTATCAATCTTGGCCTCAAGAGAAGTCTCTTTGGCAATTGCTCGGTCTTTCTCTGCATTAATAGCAGTAGTGTTGGCATTTACCTTTGCTTTTAGTTCATTCATAGCATCGGTATTACCTGCCTCTAGAGAATCAATACGAACTCCCAAAGCATTATCACCAGCAATACGATTTTCCTTTTCTTGTTCAAGCTTAGTGTTAATATTACCTACTTCGGATTCCAAAGCTTGTTTGGTATTATCCAACTTAGCAGTAAACTCAGTACTCAAAGCTTTATCAGCTGCAGTACGGTCTGCTACTTCTTTATCTAAGTTAACCTGGAGAACTTGGTCGGCAGCCTTTCTTTCTACACTCTCAGTATTAAGGTCGATATTGAGAGTATCGATACGAGAACTCAAGGCACTATCAGCATTAGTACGATCAATGATTTCTTCGTTAATCATATCCTTAACTTCCTTGTAGTTATCACCTACAGTCTTAGTTAAGTTTGTGATTGCCTCTGAATTTCTTTCAATACTATGTTGGTTAGTGGCAATAGCAGTAGTATTTGCATTTACCTGCTCAGTAAGCTCATTACGCAATGTATTGATAGACTCTTGCATACTCAATGCCAAGTCTGAAATACGCTGGTTAACGTTAGCCAGACTTTGAGTATATGCTTCATCAGCAGTCTTTCTTTCGGCAATCTCCTTATCCAAGTTAGCCTGAATTACTGCATCGGCATCTTTACGGTCTTGGATTTCCTTATTAAGGTTATCTCTTACAACTCCGAGTGCAGCATCTCCAGTAGCAGACTTATTGTCTACGTATTCTTTCAGTTTAGTTTCAAGGGCAGTATCTGCATCCTTACGAGCTTGAACTTCAGCAGCTACTTCAGCACTGTTTGCCTCGTCTCCTGCAATACGGTCTTCGATTTCTTGGTTAACCTGTTCTGTAATTGCAGCCAACTTCCTAGTGATGGTAGTTGCAAAGTTGGGGTCATTTCCAAGGGCATCAGCAATTTCCTTAAGAGTATCAAGTACTTCAGGTGCTGAACCAATAATCTTTTGGATAGCCGCATTTACTTCCTCTTCAGTTTGAAAACCGGCATCATTTATAAGCTGAGAGAGATGGGTAATATAGTTTGCCTTTTCTTCTATGCCATCCAATTTAGCTTTGAGTATATCGGTAAAGTCGTTCTTAGTCAAAGAATAACCTTCACGTTTATCTACCTTCTTAGCATCAAGGTCTTTATCACCCTTTTCTCTAGCAGCAGCCTCGGCAGCAATAGCATTAAGCAATTGTTCTTTGTCTTCTACACCCTGCTCTTTTATATCCTCGATTTTGTGTTCGAGAACTAAATCCTGAGCAGCACGAGTAGTGGCCTCTGAATCTATATTGTTCTGTAATACCTGGTCTGCAGCAGTACGTGCTTGAGCTTCCTGGTCAATCTTATCTTGAAGAGCATTGTCTGCATTAATACGGTCTGTTACCTCTTTAGAGATTTCATTGTGAAGAACTTGGTCCTCAGAATGACGGTCTACCTTCTCTTGGTCAATCTTACCCTGGAGAGCTAAAGTATCAGCCTGGCGATTAGTGATTTCTTCATTAATCTTAGAATCCAGTACGGTATCTGCATTGGTACGATTTGCAGTTTCTTCAGCAATCTTTGCCTCGAGTGCAGCCTTATCATTGATATGAAGAGTCTTAAGGTTATTTACACTTTCCTTAATCTCATTATCGGCAGCGATACGTTCATCTTTTTCCTTTTGAATAAGGTCCTTGAGTTCTTTCTCAAGTTCATCATTATCTTGATTTACCTTATCTTCAAGGTCTTTGATGTCTTCAGCATTCTTATCTACCTTCTTCTCAACTCGGTCGATTTCAGCTTTTAAGTCTGCCTTAACGGTATCAATCTTCTTATTGATTTGGTCTAACCCATATTCTAGGTTATCCTGAACTGCAGCTACTGCAGCACCCAGAGCAGCTTCGGCTTCCTTAGCACGATTAACCTCTTCGGTTAAAGCAGTACGAAGATCGGTTAATTTATTAGTGATGGTAGTTGCAAAGTTGGGGTCATTGCCCAATGCTTCTGCCAACTCTTTAAGAGTATCAAGGGCATCATCAGCACCATCAACCAAATCACTAATCATCTGTTTAACTTCTTCCTCGGTTTGATATTTCAAATCATTCTCAAGCTGAGAAACTTTAGTGATATAATTTGCATGTTCTTCGATGCCATCAAGTTTAGCCTTCAACTCATCGGTAAAATCATTTTTCGATAAGTCGTATCCTTCTTTCTTATCTACCTTATTCTTGATAGAAAGTACGAAGGCCCAGAACTCATTTATAGTTCCTCCAAAGCCAGCTTTAACAAAGTCATCATAGTAACCCTGTAATAACCGCTGGTCTATTTCTTCGCAGGTATAATACTTACTTACATACATATTTTATAAAATTTAAGGATTAATTACTGCACGTTGACGACCCAGTAAGAATTCAGAATCGATATCCCTAAATGGTTCTCCCTCTGAACCACAGAAGGCATTCATTGGTACATCCGGATTTTCGGGGTCTACATCTCCACCGTCCTCAATATCTCCCCGTATGCAGGCATAATCAGGAAGCCTATTTACACGGAACTTTATTACCTGGCCTATACCAGGATGAGGTATTATTTTATCCCAGATATCCCCGAAGTAATCTTGAAAGCAGGTGACAAATTTGTTTCCGGTCATCGATTGAAATGCCGTTACATCATTGCCATTACCTTTCATTTCAATATGAACTCCAGAGGTACCATTGAGGATAACCAGATTACTATCAAACCAAATTCCACTGTTTGTAGTAATTGGTGTCCACCTCAGTACTAACATCTTTGCCATATACTTAATTTTTAATCTACAAATTCGATTTTGGTATCTCGGTCTCTCTTTAGGATAATCATGAAAACTAAAGCCTCATCCTTTGCCTGAGCAGTCTGAGTATCTCCAGAAGGCTTATACGTTATACCATTAATTACAAACCTATCTTGTTCCCAATTAAAATCCCAATAACCCTCCGGTGTAAGATAACCGATTTGTTCTATATAAGATTTAGAAATTAGTATTGATAAGTTTTCGTCATCCAATTCTCCTGAGACGGTTGCCTTGTTGATAGGCCAGTTTCTGAAAGCATTGTAGTAACACAATGCTTCGATTTGGATGTTATAATATTTAGGTATACTGTCTTCGGCATGACTGAGAAGCTGATTAACATGTTTGGCCCAAGTTATGGTTTGTCTACCAGCATCCCAATCTAAGAAGTCAGTGATAATTTTCTTGTATCTATCCCAAGAGCGGTTCTTTACCATTCTCCAGGGTTCTTTTGTCATAACTTAGTTAAGATTGATTTCTTACCACCTTTTACTGGAGCACTTGGGTTGGGTCCATCTAATACTCCAGGTTGCCTTCTGTTAACTACTTTGGGAACTACGGTTCTGAATACTTCATCACAGAACGGTAAGTAGATTTCCAATCGTGAAGCTAACATACAAAGGTTCTTTCTTAATTCATCTATTAATCCACCCGGTTGCATTGCTTGAGAAAGTGTTTTCCATAGGGAACTTGTAGCATCTGCCAAGGTATCATAATATTGCACTTCAGTGGGCCCAGTAGTGATTTGTTTTATCCTATCACCACGAGCAAGTTCAGGTTTAGAAGTACCATCACCAGTTTGTTCTTTGGTAGAGGTTAATTGACTTAAGTATTCGGAAGTACTCGTTAATAGATTAAGTATCTTCACATTGAGAAAATCCCATGCTGCCAATTCCATTATTAATTGGTTTTCTAGTGCTTCATACCATAATTCATCCGTATACTTATCGGGTGCAATTGTATGGTTTACTAGAGGTCCAATGTAATATTGCCACTTAGTGATATAAATAGATTTCTCTTCCCGGGTCATCCCATCAGATATTTCTGAAGGGATATAATGGTCGATTAAGTTATATATTGTATCGGCTAATGCCGTATGCCCATAATCACAAACTACCAGAGTCTTATCTACGGTGATATCTAAACCGCTAGAGTTAGTTACATGTAATGTTACGGTATAGAAACCGGGAGTTTCATAAGAATAGGAAACATGTCTTCCACCATTGAAAACCTCTCCCTTATCATCGCCAAAGTCCCAGTCAAAAATAGATTTGGCCGGGACTTTGGATATGACTCTGAATGAAACTTCCAGACCTGACGTAACATACAAAAAGTCCAGATTGTTATTCATATTAGTCTGTCTTATGTAATTTTCATAGATTACCCTTTAGAAGAGGATTCGAATTCTTCTAGCAAAGCCTGAAGAATTGTTTCTACTGTATCATCTTTCTCGGCAACGATTTCATGAAGACCTGCTACCAGTTTCAGTTCTTCCAGGGAATATCCCTTTGCAAGTTTTTCAAGAGTCATGCCTTTCTTGAACTGAGCATTCAGTCTCTTATCCAACTTTTCGATGTCGGCCTCTGAATACTTTTCGATTTCTGATTTATCAGCAATGATAATCAGATGGCCAGAGGCAATTGCCCTCTGAATCTTTGGTGCACGGAATTGACGACGAGAGAGTTCCTTGTCTTCTCCTCTACAAACGGTAATACCAGTTGATTGGTCATGAAAACTGTAAGCTCTTGGTCCCACAGTTACTGTATATTTATCTTTAGCCATATTTCCTAAGATTTAAAAATGATTAAAGAGAGGATAGGTCTTTTTAGTTACCTACCCTCTCAGGGAATTTATATAGATGAAACCGGACGTCCCTTATTATTCTAGGTTAACCATCAAATATGGGTCTACGTTCATGAACTCGGGGAAACCGAATTCTGAGAACTTCTTGTCAGCAGCCAGCAACAGAGTTGCATCCTGGTACATCTTAGAGAAGCCAGTAGTCAAGCTTGCATAGATTGCCTGAGTCTGGTTAGAAACGATTCTTTCAGATTCAAGCATCAACTGACGAGCAGTAAGCTTAATCAAGGCAGCAGATGTATCAATCAACAGCAACTGTTGGTTGGGTGTACCCGGGTGAATGTAGAAGTCAGCATTCTTGGGAACAGGAGACTTAATATTCAGGGTAGCTTCTGTAGTACCAGAGTGACGATCCTTGAATTCCGGCAAGTTCAGCATTTCGATTGCCTGGTCTTCACCACCAATCATAGTTTGGAAGTTACGTCCCATACGAGCAGCACGTACCCAAATATGCAGAAGGTCTTTGTAAGTGATACCATTAGTTGTTTCGTATACACCGATTACCGGGGTAGACTCAGAGCCATCAGGGTTGTTACCATTGATAGCAACGTCCATAGCCAGAGTATCCAGAGCATAACCCAACTGAACGCCAAAATCACGAAGGTAGATTCCCAAGACATCGAGCGAAACATAGTTACGAACTTCATCAGTAAGTTTGAAACCTTTTCCGATTTTGAAGAGGCTAACTGATTTCTGTCCGAAGCTAACATCACCCAATGGGATAGTTTCTGCCTCATTAACCTTTGCAGGGGCAGCATCCGACATGTTAACCATTGGCATGATTGCTTGTAAACCATTGATGGGTTGATCAGATGCAATGATGTTCGGATAGAACGGAGCCTGGCGCATACCCAATGTGATAGCAGCACGGATGATTTCCGGAACAATCCAACGAACATTCTGTTGAGGCATTGTAAAGATGTTCTGCATCGTGTCCACTTTTGGATTGATGCCCATCTTTTCAAAAAGTTCATCTTCTGAAATACCCCATTTACCGGTAACCAATTCTCCAAAAGTTACCTCTACAGGCTTCTTGTCCTGTGAACCGGAACGAACAGCTTCCAAGCTTCTTACCATTTCCGGCAGCTCATTCATAAAATCCTGAGCCTTCAACTTTGTAATATCTATTTTATTTTCCATAACTTCTTTTCTCTTATTTGATGAGTACTTGAATTACCTCATTTGCCTCTTCTGCAGGATTAAGGGCAATGAACTGGGATGAAGTTGCTGGGTTAGCTTTTACGAATCTATCGTTAAGCAATTCTCCATTGGGAGTTACATAGCCAGCTTCGGTATTTTCGTTTGATACCCAGTTACAAATCATGTAACCTTCCATAGCTACTGTTACCTCTACCGGGAAATTTCTTTGAGGTTGATAAGCAGGGTTAACGTTATCCGTTACTGCTACACCCAAATAAACTTGAGTAGCTACATCAGTGCAAGGGTAAATCAAACCTTCTTCATTCAAAGCTACTGGCATACCCTGTACGATTTTCTCTCCAGCTTTAACATTGAAAGCCTGGTGCAATTTGTGTGACTCACTTTTGTAAATCACCGCTCTCGGGGTTCTTTCCCCAAAGAGAGTAAGTTGCTGAGGGTCGTTTACGATTTTAGTTTTTTCCATAACGCGGATTATTTATATTAGTTATTTGATTTTGTTTCGATACAAGTTATCGATTACATTCTTAGTACTCGGAGATTCTGAATTCCGTTGGGTATCAGTACCCTGGGTTCCAGTTTTACCCTCGGTATCATCCTCAGCAATTGAGGAAGCACGGTTGACGTCCTTAGAACCACATTTTGAGCAAGTGAGAGGGAACTTCTCTTCCAAGCGAGCTTGGTAATCCTTTGTCAAGGAAACAAGAGTAGTAATACCAGTAGTCTCGGCATTGAGCATCGTAACGATTGTCTCATCTACCTTATCACCCATCAACTTCTTGTAAGTTTCTACGGCATTTTCACGGAGAGAAGCAATGTGATTCTTTCCTACAGTTGCCATTTCCTTCAAGTTAGCTACTTCAGCATTCAAGTTGGTAATCTGTTCCGTAAGAGAAGTTTTCTCTGTAGTAAGATTATCTACCGAAGTTTGCAATTCGTTTCTGGATGATACCAAAGTCTGAATGCAGGCAATTACATTTTCCTGATTCATCTCTTTACCTTCTTCCAGGGTAAGCATGTTATCCCCAAAAAGGCTTTCAAGAAATTTTTGTAATTCGTTCATGTTATCTTTATTTGAATGATTATCATTGGCATCATTATCATTAAAAGAACCCTGAGTATCGTTCTTTTCTTGATATGATGTTAAATCTGATTTATAATCAGTAAAGAAGTATTGCTTCGATTTATCATCTCTATACTCTTCATAGGATGCCCAAGTTCTTTTGGCAAAGGTTGGGTTAATGATTTTACCATCCGAGCCAATTTTCTGGGCAAATGAATCAGCACCATGTGAAACTAGTGAGGTCTCAAGGTAACGAACAATTTCAGTAACGATTCTTCGTACCAGAACTCCCTTAGAATCATAGGTACCCAGTTTCTGGTAGAATTCGTTATCTTCCATTTGGGGATGGGATTTATCCCACTTAAATTGTACAGTAACTGAATTACTATGAATTGAAGGTGGCTCCATAAGGATGCCTCTAGCAATTCTTGGGTTTGCCTTACCATCGATTTTCAGAATACCGTTGATACCAGCGGGTATAGTAAAGTTACCGTCTTTATAGGATTCCTGCCACATTACTTGTGATACAGCACCAATAGCATTACCAATGTTGGTTTCATGGTCACAGTTTACTGTTTGACCAAGCAACATCTTCATAGAAGCCTTTAGTACTCCGTTCTGTCCAAAGTCTGTCGGGTTCCAATTCTTAGATACAATCGTTTCTGAAAGTAATCTGAACATTGGTTCGATAAACTCTTCGTCCTTAGGAGTTAGTTCCGATTTGTCTAGGTTGGGATAGTAAGTATTATAATCTATATCCCCTCCCCAAAACCCAAATTGAGCAATGGAATCCGGTGTAGGATTTTTCCATTTGTAATAATTCTCTGAGAAAGCCTTGGCTCCCACTGCTTCTGGGATATACCCAGCCATAATGGTATGGCCTTGACCTATCACCATAGAATCAAGATGCTCTTTGTTTTTCTTTGTAAATTTACTCATCTTGCTTTAGTATTTTGGTCTCCTCGAGAAGGAGCCGGGTTATTCTTATCTCTTGACCTACGAGCAGATTGGTTTTTATCATCTTGCCTTTGTTTCTTCTTAGTTCCTTCTTGTGGGTCTATATTACCTCCCTTAGCAAATTGGTCCTCAAGTGAAACTCTTGGTTCTTTCTCATCAGGAGAATCATAACCCATTGCCCAAGCATATTGCTCTTGACTAATGATACCAGCCTTATACAATAAGTCAAGGTTCTGTATCTTATACTGAAGACCTTGTTGGATTTTAACTTCATCAGAAACTGTAGAAGTTCCCCAATCAATCTTCATCCCCTTATTATTAAAGCCTGCCAGACGCAGTTCTAGAGAATAAAGTCGGTCTAATACATAAGCTACAAGCATTTGGATATTTTTTAACTGGCTAATCATCTTAGACAGCATTATACCAGTTGCACCTTCACCAGTAGTAGATGATACCCCAATGATAGAGCCATTAACTCCCAACCCATTTGCTACAGATTGTTGGTTCATATTCCAAGGCTTCTCGATATTACCGAGCTCCTTAGTAGTAGAATTTAGTTTGAATTCATGGTCATCTATGTAACCAGCAACTACCCCATCCTTCATACCCTCTTTAACATTACGTTTAAGGATATTGAGTTCATGGTATAATCTGGATTCATAAGATTTGATACTCTCATTTGGCCTTTGTGGAGATTTCTGCATCTTAGCTTCTAAGAAACCAACCATACCACAAATCTCCATGATATGTTTGAAGTTAATCTTCATATCATTTTGTCCTTTGAGAGAATCCAATGCAGGCATAAATGGAGGAACTCCATAAGGTTCATCGGTATCATTGAACATACCAACATAGAAGTAGGTTTCTGGGTTAAGCTTAATGTAATCTTGTTGCTTAACAAAGAAATTTATATTCTTTTGGTAAGGAGCATACACCCCATTTAATTCACGTTTAAACTTGATATGCTCTGGCTTAAGGAATAATACAGTAGCCAAACCATCAAGCTTGTCATTTGGTACGCCTTCTACAGATATTGCCCCACTTACAAGAAGTTGAACAATCATTTTGTTAACTAAACCATCTATACCAGCAGTATATCTGGTCCATCCCTTGGTGGCTTTCTTAAGATGTTCTCTCATCTTTGAAGCCTCTTCATCGGTATTATTAGGGAAAGTTACTGTATGACTGGTGTTAGCTAACTTAAACATATCTTGCAATGCGATGCCCATATCAGGATTTACTTTATATAAATCCCGAATTAAAGGTATCACATCAACACGAAAAGAGGGTTCAACTAATTTAGTCAACCCTTGTAATGATGTAATTAAGTTATCGCTATCATCGTCAACTGAAACCCTACCAGGCGAAATCGATGTGGCAGGCTTCTCCTCTTTATTAGAGGATGTACCATTCTTGGGAGGGTCCTTCTTACGTCCCCAACCCCAACTAAAGTTGAAGTACTTTTTCATCTTGGTTGTACGATTACGTTAGTTTTTCCTTTCCTTATGTGATTACATATTGCTTTTCCAAAGATATCATCATCGGCATATACGTCTCCTTCAAGGTCTACATCTACAGCTGAATTGTTAGCCCTATGTTTACCCATTGCAACAGGTCTACCTAAACCATCATAAATGAAGGTATAAGCTTCTTGTACAAAGAATGGGTCCTTAATGATTACGTGATCTAATCGAATATCTTCTTCCAAGTTTTCTATTATCACTGAACGATTCTTTTGGGTGGTTAACCAACCAGGGGATTTATCCATTTCAGGTCTACTTTTACCTTTTTTCTTTAGCATCTTCTGGTAGTAGTAAAGGTTAGGGTATCCTTCATCTTGAAGCTTAGAAGTTACTGATAAACCAACGTCATTGGATTCTGGAGCTATTACTGCCCAGTTAAACAACTTACCAGTATCACCAAGTAACTTAGCATAAGCTCCCACTGCCATTCTTCCCTTATATACTACTTGTTCTTCTCCTAGCTTATCCATACAAGTAAATGAAGAGTAGTCAGAAGCTCTACCAGTTGAAACGTCTGCACCAATGAAATATTCTTTATCTGATTCGGGTTCACAGAATTGTCGGTATTGACCATTAAATCTCTTCTTAATAACTGGGTAATCACTAAGGCAGTCTTCGATAGCCTTAATATCAGCTAAGTCGAAGACTGTATTACCAGATGATAAGAAGTCACCATCTATTTCTTGTGCAGTTCGTTTTGCTCCCAGAGCAGAGGACATTTGGTTATACCAGTTAATATCTCGTTCTGGGTGCATTTGCCAGTATAATCGAATTGGGTTAAAAGGATTACCTCCTGCAATGGCATCTACCCAAGTTGAGTGATAGAAATTACCAACTCCATAGGGAGTGGAATTGACGATGGCAGCTCCACCAGTGGAAAGAGTAGGGAATGCAGCAGCCCAAATTTGAGCAGCCCATCTTACTACTGCTGCCTCGTCAATTACCAGAAGAGAAAGGGATTCCGAACGACCGGCTTCGGATGATGTCGGAATAGATTCAATAAATGACCCATTATCAAATTCTATCATGGAAGCAGAACCGTATTCTCCGGCTCTACCATTGATTATGGGAGTTTGAAGGTACCATGGAAGATTCTTGTACATGAACTTAATCTTCTTAAGTACCTTCTTAGCTGTTGTGTCCTTGATAGAGATAATGTTTATCTTTTTGTTGGGATGGTACATCGCCAACCAAAGACAGTACATTGAAATAAGTTCTGTAATTCCTGCCTGACGGAACTTGAGAATGATATTGAATCGTTGGGCAATGAAATTGTAGAGAACGGATTTCTGAAAGGGATATAAATCGAATCTTACCTTTCCTCTTACTGGATGTATCACATAGCAAAAAAGGCTAAAAAAGAAAACATCACTAGAAACTCGGGATAGGTTTGATAGCTCCTCCCGAGTTAATGTAGTTCTAGTTTCTGAGATAGTCTTTGCCATTACTTAAAAGTTATACGTTATTTGAAATTCGATGTCAGTACCTATACCAGATTTTATCTTTGGGTAGTAAAAGGTATTGACTCCGAATTTGTAATTAAATCTCTTAGTCTTGATTAAAAGACCAGCTCCCATATCGAAGAGATTATTGAAAGGTCTGTATTTGCCATAAACGTATGGACTAAGTGATAACCTTGCAACTTTCTTTCGAGTTAATTGACCTTCATACCAGTTGTAGTTGTACTTATCTAAGTCGATTGGGAATAGTCTAGTTGAATAAGTGTTAGTCTCCTTATTGAACAGACTTAAGTTCAACTTATCTTTCTTCAAAACAATTTGAACCAGGGAATCTTGGTTACTGATAACTGGCTGCCTTAGCATGGAATCAGGAAAGAGAGTTGGCTGCTTATTATCATGAACTAAGATTTTACCTGGTTCAACTTTTTCTGAGTACTTCTTCTCTGGTTTGAAGGGTTTCTCTGTGTATACTGTATCTGGGATTTCATTGACCGCTAGTTCCAGGGAATCAACCTCTCGAGAAAGTTTGTAATTCCTGAAGCAAAGGTAAATAGTAAATCCTAGAAGTACAATGAACAAGGCCCTCTTTAAATTCTTCATGTTCAAAAATTTTAGGGAGTTCGCACGCTTTAATGATACTATCTATTCGGTAATCGCTAAGCGATTACCTTTATCGAACGAAGTGAGATAATATCCAAATATACTACTTACGATATGATATATGAATAGCTATATACGCAGATAAATATATAGATATATATACGTAGTATATTATATATCTATATATTTCAAGGCACCCCAGAAACTTATATATAAGACTTTATATATAAAGCTGAAACTCACGGTTCTTGGGTATTTGCCTTTTTGAGGCATTTTTTGAACCAAATCCCTACCTCATAAACCGAACCCTTGGCAATTGTGTACCTTGCCTTGTTAAGCCAATAGTGGTAATCCTTAAAATCCTCTTCGAAGGTATCACCATTTTTGTGAAGGTAAATTTCGAATTTATCTGGGAAACCCATAATTGCCTTGAAGTCTTCGATTCCCAAAGGGTAGCCATCGGGTCTAAATTGCCTATCTGCAGGTCTGAGAGTTAAGGGAGGTTTATCATACTCCAATCGATACACTCCTGGAAGAGTACTCATCTTTGCAGTTTTGATAGGCCACTTCTTTTCATTCTTGAAATCCCTAACCCAGAGCCTATGTATCTTTGCTACTGTGAGATTCTTCTTCTCTGGAAGCTTTCGATAATCATACATTGCCAGAGTTTTACTCATAAACGGAATTTGGTTAGTATTATTTTTCTGAGAGAATGTGAGTGGTTTAAGTAAATTTCTAGTAGTTGTTGGAGTTTTTACTCGAAATACTTCATCAAAAGCATTCAAGTATTTCTTACCAGTCTTTTTATGTACTCCAATGATGAGTAATCGCTTCCTTGACTCCTGGGAGTTTCCGTAATCTAAAACTGACCTTTCGTGAAAAATTAATTTATAGTCTTTGAATGTTTCCTCAAAGAAATCCTTGGGAAGCAGTGTTAGCAGTCTTGGTAGATTTTCTATAAGAAATATCTTAGGTTTATACTTGAGTATTGATGCAATTACTAGATTAAGACTACGGTTATCTTTTGGATTGCCTAATTCTTTTACTTTGGATAACCTCATTACTGAGGCTGCTCCGCAATCAGGGCTTGATATAATTATGTCTACTTTCTCATTGAATTCTTGTAAACAAAAGCCCTTATAGAACGGTATATCCCCAAAGTTTAATTCCCATTGTTCTTCGCCCGGAGTGTGGAATACTCCCCTTATCTCTATGTTCCCTAACAAATTTTTCTTAAAAGGGAACAGGAGTGCACCCTGTCCAGCGCACACTCCCAATACCCTTAGTTTTTTCATTTCTTGTAGCTTCTCAATTTAATGTACTTAATCCAAGCAAATGGCTTACGGTCTTCCAGATAGCTCAGATTCTTATCATTATTGTGGGCTTCTTCTTCGAAACTTACATCATGATACCTTTCATTCTGTTTATCCCACTTGGCAAAGCACCTGATGATTATGTATTCGATAATATACCAGAGATAGAAGAATCCAAAAACCAGGGCCACTACCCACCAGAAGGATATATCAAAGGATAACCAGAGTATGATACCAAGTACCAAACCCGCTATACTACACTCAATCTGCTGTATCTGATGAATACACTCATGATTGATATCATCCGGTTTACACTCTTCTACTTTGTGTTTGAAGAATGAGTTATACACCAGAGTAATTGCTTTGTAACTGGGGAAAAGAAATACTTTTGCTACCCAGCTGTTAAAATGACATCTTTTCATAATTTACCTTTAAAGTTTTCGTAAGCATTTCTTAGTTTTTGGTCGTAGGCATTCTGGGCATACCCGGGACCATTGTATTTTCTGGCAAAGCCAGCCCAGTCCTTTTCTTTGAGATTACTCAAACAACCAGAGTTTTTCATGAAATAATACATGAGTTCTAGTTGATTTGCATGAGATTCCGACATCTTATGAACGAATTCGAAGACATCTTTACATTCACAGAGGTTGTGATTGAACCCACAAATCTGGAACATACCCCAACTTGCAGACTTCAATGCACATTCTTCGTCAATTTCTTTGGCTAATTCGAGTCTCTTATACTCGTGTACACCTCCCAAATACTTCGATTTATCCCACTTAGGGAAGAAAATCGTAGAATATCTCTTACAAAGGTAAGCTAAATCTCTGTCAGGGAATTTCTTATGTACTTCTTTGTACATAATGTGACCCTCAAAGAGGATTTGAGGCCTACCATCAGCTAAAAACCCATCTCTACCTGCTGCTTCTACCAATTGAACAGCTTTCAATAGAGCAGGTTCTAGACCTAAGCGAATAGCAAGGTCTTTAATCATTTCATTTGTTAGTTTATCCATAACTTATCAGTTTTAATGGTTCAATTTTAGTAACAAAAGTATTGCTTATAACCCATTTTTAGGATGTTTCGAGGTTCTATTATCATATATAACTTATAAAATAATGCAATATGGGCAAGAAAAATGAATGCCAGATATGTGGCAAACCAATTAATTTAGAGGAATTCGATGAAACTAGAGAGATTCCCCAACTTATGGCAAGAAAACAAGTTTGTTTTAAATGTGCTTTTTGGTTTAATCGATTAGCTTATGATAAAGAACTTGAAAAAGAGAAGAAAATTGCCGTAATTACTCCCGATTATTCCCATTGGATAACTAGAATACCGGGAAGTATTCTAATGGTTCCTTCTGCTTTTGGAGGGATTTACCAAACTAAACTCCAACCAGTCAACACTCTTGGAGTTATTGATGAAGACCAAGAGAAACTTTTCATCATCCGTTATAATAACATCACTCATCAAGGCACTATACCGGAGCATCTAAGAGATGCTTTTAAAGTAAACGGAATATTTCTATCTCCACAGGAATACAAAATGCTAGAGGATTACCGGGGCAATGCCTATGAATTTATTAAAAATAAAATAGATAATGCAATAAACAAAGAATAATTTCGTATATTTGCATAAAGAAAATTTCTAAATAAAAATAGATATGAAAAAAGAAAAGAAAGAAGTAAAAAAGCTCAAAGAAGGTGATGAGGTTATCTTCGTATTATCAGGAAGACCAATTACAGAGAAAGTAACAGTAGAAGCCATTGATAAGAAAGGCGGATTTGCAATGCTCAGTAACCGGGTAAAAGTTGCAAGAACTCTCGGTCCTGATAATACATATCCAAGGTTGGATGGGCAAAAGGGGGAAGTTCTTCCACTTACCGAAGAAAATGAAAGAATATTCCTTGCATACAAGGCTTATTTCTCGATTAAGAGAAATATAGAATTCCTTGACAAGGAAATAAATGGCCTGAAAGAAACAGATGCTTTCAATATGATGATTGAATTTGATAAGAAACTTACCAAGATTATTAACAAATACTTCAGAGAACAATGATTACGGTATTAGCTATAATTTACTTGGTATGTTTGCCATTCACGGTATTTTTTGTAAGGGCTTGCTTGGATTATTTACCCTATACTCACAAAATACACTCTCTTATTCTATTCATATCGGTATGGATAGTATTACCTCTATTCCCGATTTACTTATTAATCAAATACATAAAATATAGATTACTATGAGATACTTTTTTGACAGAGATGGTAATTATGCTGGGTCATCAATGCAAGGGTGGGAGATTCTTCTCCTACTCTTATTCCCAGTTGCTTTAATAATCTTCCTCGTATTCTTACCCTTCTATGTATTTCATAAATACAGTTCTAGAGAAGAGGATAAAAAATACGAGGAAGAACATCCAGAAATACTAAAAGTAGATTCTTATATTACCTGCTGGTATCCCTGGCATAGATATTCTGTTGCATATACACTGGCTCTTATATTCTGGGTAATTGCTTTTATAATTGGGATATTATCTTAATACGGGTATTAAGTTGGAGTTACTTTACCCAATAAAAATTCAAATCTAATGGATATTTTTTAGTGGGGTTAAACCTACTGGAGAGTATAGGAGTATTATTGCTAACAGAGGGAGTTGAAACTTTTGTAAGAGTATAGGAACCCAATCCAGTTGTTTTTGTTGTAAAGTATGAATTACTTGGTATATTGTAGCTAGGATTAAAAGCATTACCATTCTTATCGAGGCAGGACCAAGATAGCATGTCGGAATTTATGGAGTACCAGGTAGAAATATAGACATTAATAGCATATCTATTTTGATTTACTATCCAATACTTATTTCTGTCACCCTCAGCCATAGATCCCTCTTCGCCACTAATATTGGTAGTAACCCCAAAAAAAGCACTCGTGTCTACTCCATTGAGGGGTATAGGATTAAAACGTATTTCCCAATATCCTTTTTCTTCGGGAGTAGTAAGGTGTAGATTTATTTTATTACCAGATTCATTTTGTGTAAATACACAAAGCCCAGAAGTACCGTCATTTTGTGCAGTAATCTGAATAATATTGTTACTCTTGTCTTCCTCCAGAAGATAATCCGAGGTATTATTGATGCTAGCAGAATAACCAACTCCAATAACCCCAGACAATTTGCCATTTACATACTTACTCTTTTGAGATTGTATTGTCCATCTATCAGAGTTTCCCTGTCTTATTTCTGCATATACATCTTTGGTGGATCTCTCCCCCCCCTAATTTAAGAACTTTATTTTCCATAATGTATAATGTTTTTAGTATAATGTTTTTAGATTGATACTGTTCCTCCTGCACTTGGTACTATAAATGACCCCTCTGATATCCAGGTAGCACCTGATTTAGTATATACAGCTACTTTATCTCCAGTAGTACATTTTATTTGAGAACCAGGTTCTGAGTCATTGGCATAGAATGGAATCTTCATAGTAGTAGTACTAGTTGCTGAGAGACCCTGTATATACATCTGAAAAGATGATGTATTCTGTGGCCTAGCTCCCCTGCCAAAGAGATAGTAGCCTGTACCTGTGGGCAATCCAGAGAGAGTGAATGTTGAAGCCCCTTGTGGCTCCTGAGTTACTATGAGATTGATTTTGTTATTAGACTCATTTTGGGTAAATGTCAGAGTAGTAGACCTTGAGGACCCAGTATTTACTGAATAGTTAATTTTTACATCTAAGTAACCATCTCCAACGGTAACTCCTCCCCAAGTAGCCCAACTTACGGAGGCTGAGCCCAAAGTACAAGAGGGTGTAGAGGTTGAAACTACTTTGCCATTTACTAGTTTTCTTTTAAGGGAAGTGATACGGTAGGTTATAGTACCACCTTTTGAAGATACAATATCTGTACCTGTAATTGCACGTGCTAGTTTGAATAATGTTTTTTCTTCCATATCTTTATAAGTTTTTGGTTTATAGAAAGAACTTTGATATTGTAATCTACCAGAGGGATAATAGGGGTGCTATGATATTATATAATAAGAAGTAATAGATGGTTGAAGACTCCTATAGATAGGATTAATAGAGAGTATTATATATTTGGGTATTGGTTTCCTACCTATAAGAAATATATCCCCTATAGAATTAGGATTCTGAAATTGGCTTTAAAGGATTTGGAAAGGATTAAGGAAGAGTATGGTAAGGATTGATAGATTAAAGAGATATTAGATACCCTTTTATAGGATGAATGCCAGGGATGTTTTATTCTCTGGCTTCTTTGTGTGTTATGTGGGCATGTGTGGTGTGGGATATCTTGGCATGCCTCTAATACGAGGTGTCAAAATTTCCTGGTACTAAAAATGTGTATTTGCCTTCAGGGTACCCATTAATGCGAAAGCCCAAAATCGTGTGGTACTAAAAACGGAGTACGGTTCCCTTAAATTTAACATTTGAAAATAAAAAGTAAGGGACAAAGATTTTTATTTGTCCCTTTGCTTTCTTTCAATCCTTAAATGTTTCGTTATCGTCTTTCAAAATTTCTTTTAAGTCTCTATAACATTGAATGGCTAAATAAATTACACCAACAAATAAAAATATATTTAATAACATAGAATTTAATTTTTAAGTGAGTGGAAATATTTCCCTAACTCTGATTTGTTTTTACTTCAAAGAGTTTTTCACTATTTCAAGCCCTTTTATTAGAATTGCTTTCTTTTCTTCTTTTGTATTCTCTGATGCAATAGAATTAAATGAAAAATCATTCAGCGTATAGACCTGTTTATAAAAGTCTATAAAGCCCTCAATTAGTTTTTTATCTGCATTGTTTGCAATCGTTGAAAGAAAATTGAAAGTTACGTTTCTGAACTTTTTGCGTAACGATTTGATTTGCTTTTCGTTTGCACCCTCAAAAAGTTCTTTTTTGTAAATTTCTGTTTTTGTCCCTAAAGAAGTTTTGAAAAGACCTGCATTTTTTTCTTTTACGCTTTTCAATACGTCTAAAGCAATTAAACTATTTGCTTTTACGTTTGCACT